AGGCCTACGTGAGGCCGGTCTTGGAGGATCTCGCCTCGGGCAAGGGGCGCCTGCTGAAGGTGTCCTTTCTCTTTGAGCGGCCTGGCCGCAAAGTCTTCGCCTTGGTGTGCTACGAGCGAACGCTGATGATCCCGGTGCCAGGAGATCGGGAGGCGACCCTCGGTCCGCTGGAGGTGGATGGGTCGCTGTACCTCCGGGCCACGCTGGAGAATGGACGGCCCTTCGTGGAAAATTACGCGGAGCGCATCCTGCGCTGGCTCCAGATGAAGCAGCATTTTGCAGGGCTGCACAAGCGCCTGCGACTGCAACGGCGCCAGAGCGGGTCCGGGTGGAGGCAGAGATATCGGCGGGATCTGCTGCGCGTGGGATCGTTCGAGGCCTGGGCGCATGGCAGACTCCAGGAATTGTCGGCCGACGTAGTGGAGACATGCCGGCGCCTCGGGATCGGGAAGCTGGCGGTCGGGCCGATGGAATTCGGCGAGTTGCCCATGGCGAAGCTGATCGGGATGCTGACCTACAAATGCGAGGAGGCTGGAATCAGCCTGGTCCGGTTCGATCCGGTCCAGCCGACGACGGAGCGGGCTATCGAGGCGCCAATTCGCAAGCGGGGCCGGAAACTCGCCAAGGCCCGGCAAGCCCTCTCGGATCTGCGGGATGTGATCCAGCCGTAAATGCCGCGAACCCCGAGAGGCCAGTTCAGGCCCAGGAGATTCGCGGCAGGCGGAGAGGCCACGGAAACCACGAATTACAGAGAGGAGGCGATAGGCAGGCAGGTGGGAGATTGTGTCGGAACGTCCGGTTCGCGGAAAGATGGGTGTGGGGCATCAGAATTCCAGCGATTGCGAGAGGGTGAGGCACAATCGAATCCGACACTCAGAGGGGATTGCGAGAGGTGCGCGCATGACCGAGCGGATCCTCCCGCACGGCACAATCGAATCCGACACTCAGAGGGGATTGCGAGCATGATCCCTTGGCACGGATGTTCCCTCCCCCGCGGCACAATCGAATCCGACACTCAGAGGGGATTGCGAGCATGACAAGGATGGAAACAAGCTGTACGCGTTCCAGGCACAATCGAATCCGACACTCAGAGGGGATTGCGAGCGCACCCCCCTCATCAGGAATCACCTCCCTTCCCGGCACAATCGAATCCGAAACTCAGAGGGGATTGCGAGCGCTACGCGTGGGCATATGGCAATCGCGTTTCAGGCACAATCGAATCCGAAACTCAGAGGGGATTGCGAGTTGTCGTGGTACAGCGTGTAGCTGGCGATGTTCCCGGCACAATCGAATCCGAAACTCAGAGGGGATTGCGAGAGAGCAGGCTGTGAACTAGCCGCTCGGCTTTCGGCACAAGCGAATCCGAAACTCAGAGGGGATTTCTGATCAGAAAGGAGAGATGACATGACTGCCCACACATTCGATAGCCGGCTGAAGGAACAGGCGCTGTTGGGGCTGGAGGTGACTGACCGCATCTTGCGCGGCGAGGACGTCTCCAACCTCCAGGGCCGGACGGCGATTTCGATCGTCGGCGCGGAGTTGAAGAATCAGAGCAACGAGAATGGCCGGGTGTCCCGAATCATCAGCCTGGCCAAGCTCGGCGTGACCGATGCTGCCGTGCGGCAAACCATTGCGGAGGCGGCACTGAAGGTATTGCTGCCCAATGTCCAACTGTCTCGGCTTGCCGGGGGCCCGCCCCCGCCCAAGGCCCTGAAGGGCAAGGCGAAGGGGAAAGTAGCCGAAGCAGGCGCGTCATGAAACGCATTGGTGGGGGTGTCCTGCTCGTCATGCTCTTGGCGGGCTGTGCCGCGAATGCCAGTCGGCATGTGATGGCCTACCCAGCACGGGGGCAGAGCCTTGAGCAGCTCGCTCAGGACAAGTACCAGTGCGAGGGATGGGCGAATCAGGAGGCGGCGGCCGATCCACTGGCGGGGGCTGCAACTGGAGCCATCGGCGGGGGGGTACTCGGAGCCGGAGCCGGGGCAGTCTTAGGAGCGATCGCTGGAGCGTTTCTCGGGCAAGCCGGAGAGGGCGCAGCCATCGGGGCCGCCCTCGGCGGGGCGACGGGCGGAATGTCCGGGGCGGCGGGAGGAGCCACGTCGGAACGACAACGCTACCTGAACGCTTACAGCGTCTGCATGGCGGGTCGGGGGTATTCGGTGCGGTAAGGCTAAGGAGGGAGGGGGAAGATGCCGAAGATTGAATCTCTTGAGCCCGCGTGGAAGCCAAGGCGGTACTGGATGGTGCATTGCCCGGAGGGACTTCCACCGAAGAAGATGCACGAGACGGGTACGGATGCCCACGAGGAAGCGATCCGACTGGCTGAGAAAGAACCCGGCAAGGTCTTTAGCGTGCTGGAAGTCATTGAAAGTTACTGGCAACGGCCACAAGTGCAATCCGTGAACTGGCGGGAATGAAGCGCGAAGAGGCGATTGCGATATTCCGCAAACTGTATCTCCAGAGATTGGAGGAGGCCGGTTCGGCTTGGAATGGCGAGACCTAAGGTTCTGCTGATCTCTCCTCTGAGAGGAGCGGTCTCAGGGATCGAATCGGCGACGAGGATGATCCTCGACAGCCCGTTGGTGATCCACTGGGAGATCAGCCATCTCGATGCCTGGACCTCGCGGGCGAACCGTGAACGGGGCTGGCTGAGCTGGGGGAGCCTGCGGCGGTTCACGAAACTACTGTGGGTCGTGCGACAGGCCGTGCGGGAAGTCAAGCCGCAGGTGGCGTGGATTCCGATGGCGAGCAATCGCCTGGGCTTCCTCAAGTTCGCGATGCTGGCAACGGTGGTCGGTGTCCCCGTGATCGGGAAGTATGGGGGGGACGCCTTCGCCACTTTCTACGCAACGCAGGCTGGTCCGGTGCGGGATCTGATCCGCACCGTCCTTCGCCGCTGCGCTGCGGTTCTCGTCGAAGCCGAATGTCTGATGCCCCAGTTCTACAGCCTCGTCCCCAGTTACAATGTTCGCTGGGCCCACCTCGGCCTCGACCCCGGCGCGTCTCCGCTCCAGCACCGGTCTCGACCCGCCAGGAATGTCCTCTTCATCGGCCACATCTCCCGGGCCAAGGGGGCCGTTGATTTGCTCGCCGCCATGCCTGCCGTCAGCAAAGCCATCCCCGGAGCCCGGCTTGTTCTCCTGGGGGAACACCTGCGGCGGGAGCGGAGCCTCGTGCATCTCCACGACCGGGACGCCGGCTGGCAGGCGGTCAAAGCGAGACCCGCGAACGTGGAAGCCCCTGGGATCCTGACCGGTCCGGCGAAGCGGCATGCGCTGGCGGAGGCGGATGTGTTCTGTCTGCCGTCGGCGTCGGAGGGGTTCCCTGTGGCGGTGTTGGAAGCGATGGCGGCGGGACTTCCGCTCGTGACCACGACTGCGGGAGCCATGGGCGAGGTCCTGAAGGACGGGGTGAATGTTCGCTTCGTGCCGTATGGAAACCCTGGGCGACTCGCCGAGGTGCTGAGCGACCTGCTGTCGCACGCGGGACGGTATGCCCGACAGCGAATGGCAGCAGAGAATCGGCGGGCGGTGGAGGAAAGGTTCACGCTGGAATGCTTTGCGGAGGGAGTCCGGAAGGCCCTCGCGGATGTCGTGCGATGATTGCCTGGGTGCTTGGCGTCCCGATCTCGCGGCTCTCTGTGGATTCGACGCTCGGGTGTCTGACTGGATGGGTACGGGAGATGACGAGTCCCTGCGTCGTGAATCTCGTGAACGCCCACTCGGTCGTCGAGGCGCACAGGAACTCGGAACACATGCGGGCACTTCGCTGGTCACACATCAACCTCGCCGACGGCTGGCCGGTTGCTCGCATGGCCCGGGCGCCACGGATCGCAGGGGCTGATCTGATGCTCGCGGTCGCCCGGCATCCGGACCTGGGAAAGATGCGGCATGTGTTGCTGGGGGGATTCGGGGTGGCGTACACGGCGGCGATGCGGCAGTGCGTAGACGCGGCAGGGCACAGTCCGCTGAATCTGCGGTCGCCGGCTATTCCAGCCGCGGCTCCCGAGAGCAGCCTCCTCGAAATGGCGAACGGCCAACAGTGCGACATCCTCTGGGTCTCCCTCGGGTGCCCCAAGCAGGAAATCTGGATGCACGAGAACCGGGACAAGCTGAAGGCCAAGGTCGTCATCGGCGTGGGGGCGGCATTCGATTTCCTCGCGGGGCGGGTTCGACGAGCTCCGGTCTGGGTGCAGCGGATCGGACTGGAGTGGGCGTGGAGGATCTGGGCAGACCCGCAGCGGTGGCGTCGGCAGATCAGTGCCGTGATTGGGTTCGCCCGGTTGCTGCTTCGGTAGATGGGCTGGCGCGTGTTCGACATCGTCGCCGGTCTGGTCGGCCTGATCATCTTCGCCCCGATCATCGCCCTGTGCGCGATCGCGACCGTGCTGGATTCCGGACTGCCGCCGTTCAACGGGTCATGGAGGCTGGGGAAACATGGCACGCCCTTTCGGTGTTGGAAAATCCGGACGCTGAGGAATGACCACGAAGCCGTTCTTGCCAGACATCTTGCGACGTGCCCAGAAGCGCAGAAAGAGTGGGAGAGGTACGCGAAACTCAGTCACGATCCCCGTGTCACGCGAATCGGCGGATTCTTCCGCACAACATCTCTCGACGAGATGCCGCAACTGTGGAATATCCTCCAAGGGAAGATGGCCGTCTTCGGCCCGCGGCCTTTCCTCTGTCGAGAGAGGACCCTGCTTGGAGTGTGGGCAGATGATTTGGCTGCGGTGCTCCCCGGCGTCATCTCCTACTACACCGCCCACGGCCGGAGCCGATTGCCCGTGGAACGGCGAATCAGGCTCGATGCGAAATTCGCGAGGCGGATGGCAAAGCCGGGCGTGAAGTGGCACGCACTGGTGCGGACGGTGAGGCGGTTGATCGACCGAAAGGGAGCCGTGTAATGGAGACCCCGCTCGATTTCTATGCCGACGGGTTCCAAGTGATCACGACGGCGTACGGGTGCAGCCTGAGCTTGGTGCGATCGTTGCCCGGGCCGCCCCGAATGGGCAAGACGCAAGAGGGCGAGGTGCTGGCCATCGCCCGCATGAGCCTGGAGCACCTGAAGTTGCTGATCTTTACCCTGCATCGGCAGCTCAGTCAGCACGAGCGGGAGCACGGGGTCGCGGTGGATGTGCCGCAGACCGCGCTGAACGGGATGCAGATCGGGCGGGAGGATTGGGAGAAGTTCTGGAGGGGATGATGCGCGTGTTGTTGCTCATTGACAAGGCCGACTGGTCCTACCAGCAAATTGCCGAGGCTCTCGTTAAGCAGAATACGGATCGGAGTCTGGAATTGGAAATCCTTGCCCTGAAAGGCCACACCAGATTGTTCCGATCAAAATATCTGGAGTATGATCGGACGCTTATATTCGGGCATCAGTTGCTGTCTATGATTCCCCCCCTTACCCGGTTCGTTATGAACGACGGGGATTGCCTCATTGGAATCCATAGTCATCATTCGTGGGATCCAGATCTCCGCACTACACCGGATGAAGATATCGAGCCCCCAAGTCAACTCATCAGCACATTGAGAGGCTTTCGTGCCGTCAACTGCGTCTCGCAGCGGCTGTTCAATTTGTTCGCCGGTAGGGGACTCAATCTATATCTCACCCCAAACGGCGTTGACTGCGACCGCTTCAAGCCGACGCAGCCGCTTTCGACCGAGGGACCACTGCGAGTTGGTGTGGCCTATACGCCGAAGCATGACAAACGCAAGGGGGTGGAGGAGTTCATTCGGCCCGCCTGTGAGAAGGTCGGGGCAATCCTCGTCGAGGCGAAGGCCCGGAGCGAGCAGCATGTGCGGCCGGAGGATATGCCCGCGTGGCACAATTCCTACGACGTGTATGTATGTGCATCCAGCTCGGAGGGATTTTCACTCGCGGTCCTCGAGGCCGCAGCCTGCGGGCGCCCGGTGATCTCGACGCGGGTGGGAGGGAGTACCGAGTTGATGAGACGCGTACATGATGGGTGTCTCGTAGACAGAACGTCCGATGCGATCGCAGAAGCACTCGTCCTATACCGAGATGATCGAATTCGGCTCGCCATGGATGGACTGAGCATACGAAGGCTTGTAGAGGAAGATTGGTCCTGGAAGCGGCGAGCAGTGGCATGGTTGGACTTCATGAGGAGCTAGGATTATGGAGGCCTGCAAGATTTGCGTGGAGCCGTGTACGGCCTGCGGGATGGATCCGCATGATCCCCGGTGTGGGATCTGCGGGATGCTGCACCAAGAGCCTGTGAGCCACGCCGGGGTGGCGTATTCGACCTGTGTGCGGTGTGGGAGGAGAGTATCGTCGCAGCGGCTGTTGACGTCCTCCCCGGACTGAAGTCCGGGGCGTCCGCGCCCATGGAGAATCTGTGCGGCACAAGCGAATCCGAAACTCAGAGGGGATTGCGAGGCGCACGACCTCCGACTACATCCGCAAGCTCGCGGCACAATCGAACCCGAAGCTCAGAGGGGATTTCTGATCAGAAAGGAGAGGTCAACTACCCCGCGCTAAAGTGCGGGGTCTCTTGGCCGACTTTTTAGGAACTATGAATCGACTCTGGTTTGACCTCGCCTTTCGCCGACGCGTGCGGGGGGAGATTCGGCGCTTGGGCCCGTGGTACCAACAGATTCAACTGCTGCCTGGCCTCTTTACCCGCCCGTGGAATCAGGCGACGATTGGGGAGTTGATTCACGCGGAACGGGGCGGACCGAAATTCCGAAGATTCCTGCTCCCAATGATCAAGCCGTATCTGCACGGGGGGACGGTTTTTGAGCTCGGCTGCAATGGCGCACAAATGCTCGTCTGCTGCCTGCGGCACGGAGCGGCCGAGGCATGGGGCGTCGAACCGGATGAGCGGTATCGCAAACAGGCCTGCCTAGTTCGGCAGTGCTTGGGCCTGCAACGACAATTGACGATCAGCAACCGGCCTCCGCTTGGTAAGAGTGTCGACATCGGTCTCATGTGTGCTGTTCTCCGGCATGTCGATCCCCTGGAGAGGGTGGGCGTGCTGCAGTCGATGGGTGAGTTCTGCAAGCGAGTGCTCATCAACGGCAATGGCTTATCGGACGCACCAGACGGGGATAGCATTGACTCGATTCTGCGGGATGTGCACCGAACGAATCTGGTCGTTGAGGAGTTGCGATCCGAGCCGCATGTCCGCGGGCTGCGGATTCTGCTGAAGTCCCGATGATTCGTGAGATGCCCCTGGAGCGGCTGCTCAGCAAGGCGTTTCTGCGGCCGTGGCAGTTGAGTGAGTGTCACGCGGCACAATTGATCCTCGCTGGCCACACCGGCCTCGGCGGGACCCGGTTCGCCCACTTGCGGCTCGGTCTCCTGACGTGGGAGTCGCCTCACTGTGGGGAACTGCCGAAGGGCCTCGATGCCCCACTGCAGTACTGGGTGACTCCATGGCAGAGCAAGTTCCGTCGGCCGCTCAGCGTGGTGCAACGCGTCGAGCGGCGCCTGCGGTTCCGTCGGACGGTCTCCGACTTCCGCAAGTTGGTCCGCGTCATGGACTGGAAGGGGTGGGTGGGGCCAGCGGTGCCGGGGATACTGCTGGTCGGCGGGGGATGGAAGGAAGTGGCAGGACCGAGGCAGGGCGATCCTGATCTTGTGCCGGAGTCGGCTGGCCGAGAGATTCCATTCAATCGGGATTCCTCCAGCGAATTATTTCTCCATACGGATGGCAACCGGAGAATTGGCATCGCAGCCGCAGTCGGAATTTTGAGAGTGCCGGTCAAGATCACCCCCCTGCTTACATTCGACTGGCAGGGGACGAGGGCGGCAGGGACGGGGCGATTCAGTGAGGGGGATACGCGGCGGATCTGGGAGCATGTGTGGGAACGCGTACTCCCCGACTATCGCAGGTCGGCACCATGAAGCTGACTGTGCGGCAGAAGATCGTGCGCAGACTGGCCCGGATCAAGACACGGATGGCATATCAGTGGGAACGACCGACGCATTGTTGGTGCGGCGGGGAATTGTTCAGGGATATGAACAGCCTCGACCCATCCGTATCGGCCTGTTCGGTATGCTGGACGCGGGCACTGCGCCACAGACTTACCGAAGCATCGTATGCTCGCTGGTACGCGAGCGGGGACTACCGGCGGTATGTAATGGGAACGAGCGGCGTGGCCATCGGACAGGTGATGAAGGAAATACGTCGGGCGGCCGCTGCCGTAAAGTTCCTCGGTGATCACGGGGTCGCCATTCGCGGCACTTGGGTTCTCGATGTCGGATCCGGTGCTGGCGGTTGGTTGCTCGTGGCGAAACTTTTCGGTGCATGTCGGGTGGTGGGCGTGGATGTCGATGATCGTTCACGGGCGGTTCCGTCTGAGTTCGGTCTCTCGGTACTCAAGGCCAGGCCTCAGGACGGTTTGTGGGACCGGATAATCTGTAGTCACATCATAGAGCACATCATACACCCGGTGGAATTCTTGAAGGACGTGCGTTCGGTCCTCGGCAGGAACGGGTGCCTCTACATCGAAACGCCAGCGTGGGGGCCGAAGGCGGAAGTGAAATTGCCGCATCCGTTTTACTACAGCCCCGACTCGTTGCGGCTCTTGGCGACGCGGGCGGGATTGGAAGTGGTGGCCATGACGGATGGAATTCAGGCGGTGCTGCGGAGGCTGAGCAGCTAACAGACAGTAATGAAGAGAATTTGCTATCTGACAGATTCATTGTCGTGGATCCAAGCCCAGCGGGCCAAGGACCTCCAGCCGTATCTTCCGGAGTACGCACTCATCCCGATGCTCCCGACTGATGCCCTTCGATACGCCCCGATCATCTTGGCCTATTACGACGCGGTATGGTTCGCCTCTTGGCGAATCATACTGGCAGAACCGAGGCTCATGGACGCATTGAATCTGTCTGCCTGCATGGCATCCGTGACCAGCCACTACCACATCGGCGGTGGCCTCAAGCCGGAGACGTGCTTTCGGAAGGGGACTGATCCCGACCAGGAATTCACCAAGGCCATCGAGGTGCTGACACGCTTCCGGCTCGTCACATGCAACTCGAAGATTCTGTACGACCTCCTTTCGCCCCATCTGCCGGAGCTCGTGCTGGCGCAGAATGGGGTCGATGCGGAGTTCTTTCACCCATCAGCCGAGGGGCATCACTGGTTCGACAGACGTGTCATCTTCCCCTCCGTTGGCTGGGTGGGGAAGGACAAGGGGGCCAAGAATCTGGCGATATTCATGGAGGCGTACCGGAAAATCGACGGGCCCTGGCCCCTGTTTCCCATGGTCGTTCCCAAGAAGCGGGGCGGGCCAGTGAAGACGCGGGGGGGGATGCGGAACTTCTACTGGCAGACGGATTTCCTCGCCTGTACGAGCTGGCACGAAGGCACGCCGAATCCGGCGCTGGAGGCTGCGGCATGTGGTCTACCAATTATCACCACAAGGGTAGGCAACATGCCAGAGTTCGTGACCGAAGGCGGTACCGGCTGGTTTATCGAACCGACAGCCGAGAGCCTGATCGCCTGCATAGAGCGGTTGAAGGAGATCACGCCTGAACAATACCGCCGCATGTCTCAGGCCATTCGGACCGAGATCGAAATGCACTGGACCTGGTCGAAGCGGGCCGTGGCGTATCGGAAGGCACTGGAGACGCTATGATCCCCCCCCAGAACGTCTCCGAGGCCGTCTACCGCCGGGAGGTGGCGAAGCGGATCGGCCTATGTCGGCGGATCATCGCAGAGGACTGGATGCGTTTCCGTCCACTGATTCGGCTTGTCGTGCTGAGTTGCAAGCGCCCCAAGGAATTGGCGAGGCTCATGGATGGCTTGGTGCATATGCCATCGAACGAGCCGAAGATCTTTGCAACCCTGCTGGTTGATAACGGCTCAGGCGAAGCAGTGAGGCGCATCGCCGAGTCCTACGGATTCTTTGGTGATATGATCCTGCATGAGGCGAATATTGGTATGGGGGCGGCGCTCAATGGCGCACTCAGCAGTTTCCCGGCTGAGTTCATTCTCTTCATCGAGGACGATTTGGTTCTGGAGCGTCCGGGATTCCTGAGGGGCTGCTTGGACATCTTTCGCGAGTTCCAAGAGATCGGCCTCATCAAGCTCAAGCGCAAGGACGCCTGGGACGAGAAGCCCTACCGGCGCATCGGCCCCATGCAAACCACGACCACGGGCGTTCGGTTCCATCCGTGGCTGCCGTCCCCCCGGGGGTCCTTCCGGTGGGGCCAGCGCCCGTGGTATCCAGTCGGAGTGCACAACGTATGGAGCCTCGGACCGGTGATGTTCCGCTGGTGTGCGTGGAAAGAGGCCGGACCGATCCAGACTGGGCAGGGCAGGGGACAGGCCGTGGCGGCGGAGGAGGTGTACGCCCGCACATTCAATCAGCGGTGGCTGGCGGCGAGACCTGTTGATATTCAGCCGTTCTCGCAACCGGAGACGTTAGAGAGTCCGGGGTTCAGGGATGAGATCGCATAGGGCCAAGCGCATGGCGCAGAGCGGCGAATCTGCGGTGGCGGTAGAGAAGATAGAGATTGACGTCCTCCCCGGACTGAAGTCCGGGGCGTCCGCGCCCATGGAGAATCTGTGCGGCACAATCGAGTCCGAAACTCAGAGGGGATTGCGAGCCAACCGGACCGTCTGCCCAGCCCCGCACGATCGGGCACAATCGAATCCGAAACTCAGAGGGGATTGCGAGTTGACGTAGCGTGAGAGGTTCCCAACCAGGGTTGTGGCACAATCGAATCCGAAACTCAGAGGGGATTTCTGATCAGAAAGGAGAGAGGAGACGAACCGCGATGCGTCCTGACATCACGATCTGCATCCTCTCTGCCGTCGAGCCGCCGTTGCCAGAATGCGTGGAGGCAGTCCGAAAGATCCTGGCCTCGGACTCACGGATCGGAGGGATCATCTCCGTCACGGATGTATTCCCGATGTCAGCGGCCTTCAACGCGATGATCGAGCGGTGCCCGTCCCGCTTCATCGTCCAAGTGGACGGGGATGTGGTCCTCGAACCGTGGGCGGTTGAGCGGCTGTACAATTTCATCCACTGGACACCACTGGTGTACATGGCCTGGGGGCAGTTGTGGGAATCCTATGACGACGGCCTGCGGGCCGGTGGATCGGTACGGATCTGGCGCAGATGGCCCGTGAAACTGTTCCGGTTTCGCGACGAGCGGTGCGTGGATCGGGGACTGCATTCGCGGATCAGACTGACGGGGATGCGTCGGGTCCAGGTCGAGGCGGGGTGGAAGTTTGGGACACACTACCCGCGGCAAACTCCCTTTGCCATATTCAGTAAGTCCCGTGGCGATGCGATGAAGTGGCGGGTGCTCGGCCGGAGCGATCTGATCAGGGCCCACCACACGCAGTTCCCGCCTGGGCTGTCTCTCGACGCCCTGGGCCGCCTGTCGGGATTGCAGGCGCCGCAGGATGAGGTGTGGCGGTCGAAGGATGCTCGGAAGGACTGGCACGAATTCCTGCGGATCGGAGGGCGGTATGCGGGCAGTCAAGGCCAAGCGGCTGCGCAAGCAGGTGTACGGCGATTTCAGTCAGCGGGAGCGAAAATATTACCGTGAGGTCGGCGGGGTCATCCGCAACATGGGGAGGCGGGCGGAGTATCAGGAGCTGAAGCGGCGGTGAGAATCCTGTTTTCGGCGAGCCATCTTTTGCACTGGAGACCTCTGATTCCCGTGGCAATCGAACTCTCCCACCGCGGCCACCAGATCACGGTGCAGACGACACGGCCCAACTGGCTGGGGATGCCCACGTACCAGATGGACTGGCGGCCGACGAACGTCACGGGGATCAACAAGGCGAGTCTGGCGTGGCTGGCGGGGAAGATCGGGTACGGGGAGGAGTGGCAGGCGGTGCAGGATTGGATCGTTTATGAGCGATGGTTTGTCCCTGAGGAGCAGGACGCAGCCGTAGCGACGACGAAGGACATGCGCTTCCTGCGGGACATGGGTTTGCGGATCAATGGCTACATGACAACCTACGCCGTGGGCTACCAGCACTTCCCGGCCGTGATCACAGTCGGGGACTCTGCGTGGACAGACAAATTGCTCAGCGTCAACCCACCTCCACTGATGCCCGAGGCGTTCACCGAAACCCACCCTTTCGGTGCTGCACACGGGTTCGGCGGCCTTCCGCTAAGCGATCGGGTCACTCCCTGCGGCTTCCCGCATCTTGACAAGGTTCGGATAGATTGTGGGTCACGAATGAACGCCGTTTTGATCCAGCATCCCGGGGGACACCGAGGCATCGACGGGCACGCCTGGCTAGCGAACATCTGCAAGACGCTCGACTTCGCGGGATTGCGCGTCTATGTCTGCCCGCACTTCATTCCCGGTCGTGGGTACGATGCTGGCAACCTCGGCACAGCACTGGCCAGCCATGGGGGGCTCCAAGCGCATATGATCCGGAATTGGTGGGAGGTCGCTGGCGACTGCGACCTGATACTCACCGCTGGCTCCTCCGCCGCCTACGAGCTGTGGTCGGTCGGGCTGACGAATGTGTTTATCCTTGGGTACGTCGGCGGGAAACGCCATGAGAAGTTTGGCCTGTTCCAGGACCTGATGATCGAGTCACCGGAGGCACTGCGGAAGCTACTGCGAGGCCTGCCTGGATCTGCCCAAGCGACTGGGGCACTGACGAAGGACGTCATGGCCGCCTATCGCAGCCTCCACACCGGCCAGGGGGCGAAGACGGCGGCGGATGTGATGGAGGGCAAACGTTGATAGACTGGAAGGATGCATCGGTCTTGGTGGTGGGTGGTGCTGGGATGCTCGGAGAGCCCCTTGTGCACTTGCTGCGTGACCGGGGTGCCACGGTCACGGTGTTCGATTGCCTCATTCGCGCCGGGCGATTCCCGTTTGAATGGCAGCCGCCAGAAAGAGTGCGGCTTGTCCGGGGGTCTGCGACGAGCTGGGAGGCCCTGCTGCCGCATGTGCACGGCAGCCGGGTCGTCTTCAATCTGGCCGCGAATCTTGGCGGCATCGTCCACAATCTCGAACGGCCGGTCGAGATGTTCCTGGACAACCTTGCGATCAAGCTCGGCATGTACCGGGCTCTGTGCGAAGCGTCCGGGGTGGAGACATGCGTGGACGCAAGTACCGCCTGCGTCTATTCGGCTGAGGCCGTGGTGCCCACGCCGGAGTCAGAGGTGCTGCCAGACCGCGGCCCCTGGTCCCCGGAGCGCAGCAACTTCGGCTATGGGATCGCGAAGCTCTGCGGGGAGTTCCTGACGCACTACCTCCCGGACAGAGTGCGAACGATCACGGTCCGGTTCTCGAACTGCTACGGCCCTCATGACTTTTTCGGGGCAGGCTGCCACGTCATCCCGGCCCTGATCCAGCGGATTGCCTCCGGCGAAGATCCGCTGATGCTGTGGGGCGGGGGGAGTCAGAGCCGGACCTTCCTCTACAGCGAGGATGCGGCGTTGGCCCTGATCGAGTTGGCCGAACGAGCCCCGACGAAGACGATCTGCAATGTCGGTGTGGCCGAAGAGGTCACGATTACCCGACTGGCCCGGATGATCGCGGACAGTCTTGGCGTCACCCTGACGCTGCACGAGGATCACAGCAAGCCGCGGGGATACTGGAGGCGGGCGCCAGATTTGCGGACGGCAGAGGGACTGGGGCTGAGTTGCACGAAGGATTGGGTACGCTTGGAGGACGGGATCGGACGCACGGTGGCGTGGTGGAAAGCCCAGCGGTAAAGCGTAAGCCTGTCCGACTGGCCTGCCAGAAATGTCAGCGGACGGTGAGCCGGGAGTGGGCACGAGATCGGGGCTGGTGCCCCTGGTGCTATGCGGACGCCCCATATGATCTGCGACAGATTCGCCAGGCGCAGAGTCCGAGGCGCTGAGCGAGCAGAAAGGAGGTGGTACCGAGTGGCGAAGAAACCGAAGAAGAAGGGCAAGGGTCCGAAGCAACCGTAGTGGTCTGTCGGCCTCAAGACCTCTCCCTTGGGGCCGGGACTTGTGATATGATTGATTGCCTCGTGATGATCCCGGCAAAGGGCACCAGTCGGGGGCTACCTGGGAAGAATCTGCACGCACTGGCAGGTCGCCCGTTGGTCTCGTGGACGATCCAACAAGCCCTCGCCGCCGACATCGGGCCTGTCGTCGTGGTTACGGATGACAGGGACATCGCTGGAATCTCTGATGGGCTCGGCACTACGGTCTACGAAGAACCTGCCGAGATCGCTGAGGGCAGCGTCTCAATGGAATCTGTGATGTCGTGGTTCCTCGGCCAGTGCCGGGAGCGGTCGGGACACATGCCAGATTTCCTCATGGTCCTTCAGCCTACGAGCCCCCTCAAGCTCGCCAGCCATGTGCGGGACGCGGCCGCGATCGCCAAGACTGGTGCCTTCGACAGCGTGTTCTCGGCGGTTCCATCGGCTCATTGTTCGTGGCGGTATCAGGGGACGGACCTCTTGGGGGAGTGGCCGCAGGATTTGAAAGCAAAGTCGCGGCAGCGTATGCTTCGCCAGCACGCAGGCAGGCAGGTGACGGAGAATGGGGCGATCTACGCGGTGAGGACGGAGCGATTTTTGGTCGAGGAGACACGGTTCTGTGGGCGGGTGTATGCGTACGAGATGCCCCTCTGGACCGCGACCGAGATCGACGGGTCGGAGGAGTTGGCGATTGTGGAGTTGATCATGCGGGCACGATTGCAGTTGGGCTCAGACGGAGTCCGAACCTGACCCCCATCACTATCGGCGGCATCCCTATCGGCGACGGGCATCCGTGTCGAATTGTCGCTGAGATCGGGACAAATCACCAAGGGGATCTTGACCTCGCCAAGTGGCTGATCAAGATGGCGAAGGATGTTGGTGCCGATCTGGTCAAGGGGCAAAAACGCACACCGGAGCTGGCGGTACCAAAAGACGAATGGAACGAGCCGCGGGACACGCCGTGGGGATACCAACTATCGAAACTCGAGTATCGCCGGCGGGTCGAGTTCGACGAGAGTCAGTGGGCCGAACTGCTCAGATTCGCAGCCGAAGTTGGCATTCCGCTGTTTGCCAGCGTCTGGGACGTGCCGTCCCTGGAGTGCATGGAACGGCTGGGATCTCCGTGTCACAAGATCCCGTCGGCGAGGCTGCAGGATAGGAACCTCCTTCTGGCTGCCGGATCGTATGACCGCCCGCTGGTTCTCAGCACGGGCATGAGTACGTTTGGAGACGTGAGCCGAGCCGTAGCATGGGCGGCGTCCCCAGCCCAAGCAGACCGACGAAGCCTGCGTCTAATCCTCCTGCAGGCGACGAGTGCATATCCCGCCAAGGCCGAGGAATCGAACTTGCGGGTCATGCGATACTACCGAGAGTCTTTTGCCTGCCCCGTGGGTTTCAGCTCCCATAAGATCGGGATCGCGACCTGCCTCTTGGCCGTGGCAGTCGGAGCGAATCTGATTGAGCGGCACATTACTTTTTCGCGGGAGGCCAAGGGATCGGATCATCGAATGAGCAGCACGAGTCAGGACCTGACGCGGCTGGTGCAGGAGGTCCGGTATGCGGAGGCGTGCCTTGGGGACGGACTGAAAAAGGCGGAAGCAAGTGAACTTGCAGAGGCGAAGAGGTTGCGGGGGGCGGCATGACCGCACAAGCCCACATCGACGCCTTGAAGCGGGAACGGGCTGGACCCTTGTCTGCCTGGGGAACACCTGAGCGGGATCTGACGTGGCGGGCCCTCCGTCGGCAGTGGCACAAGCTGACGTGGGTGATGGCGATGGCCTTCACCTCCTCCGGGTTGGAGCTCCTGCGCATGGGGCTGCTGCTGGCTTTTCTGGGCTCGGCGCCCTTCCGCATCGCGCAGTGGATTCCTCGGGTGGCGCTGGAGACCGGACCACTCCTCACCGCCCTAGTGTGCGTGTCCGTGGCTGCGGCCGGACTGGACTGGTGGCGTCGGCATGTGGCTCTGCTGGTCCAGCGGGATTTCACCGAGCGCTTGCGAGCGGACGTCTGTCTGGCCATGCTGCACCGGCCGCTCGACTGGTTCACAGCCAACCCGGCCGGGCACGCCTCGTATCTGCTCAATGGCCAAGTCGGGCGGTTCTCGACGCTGGTCCCGATGGCATCGGATGGGGTGGCGGCCATTCTCCAGGGGCTGGCCGTAATCGCCCTGATGCTGTGGATGTCGGTTCCGCTGACCGTGCTGGCACTGACTGGCTCAGCGATCCTGTGGCTCTCCGTGCATCCGCTGCAACGGCGCATCCGGACGCTCAGCGTCGAGGTCTCGGTGGAAAGCGGCAAGACGGCGGCCAAGGCGGAGGAGTGCGCCTACGCCATCAAGCTCATCAAATCCTGCCGGACGGAGGCATTTGAGCGAGATCGGTACGCCGTCATGGCCCGGGCATTGGCCGAGAAGCAGGTGCGGCTGTCGGATCTGCGGAATGCGGCAGGGGGCATCACGCTGATCGGGTTCGTGGGAATCTTGGTCGGGGCCGTCTGGGCGGCACCGAATGGGACGATCCTCGCCGGCTTCGGCGTCCTGCTCCTGCGCCTGTACCCCTGCTTGACCAAACTCCTCGAAGCGAGGACGGCACTGGCGACGATGTCGGGGCATCTGGCGGCGGTGGCGGAGTTCCTGGATTCACCCACACCTCCCGGTGCTCCAAATTGGCAGGGTCGGGACGGGCTGTCTACAGATCGGATCCCACATGGCGGCATCTCCACAAGGGCCTTGGATGCCTTCTATACACCTGACAAGCCAGTGCTCGACGGGATTACTCTACAGATTCCCCGAGGACAGGCAACGGCGTTGGTCGGGTTGACGGGGTCTGGGAAGACCACGCTTCTAGATATTTTGGCAGGGATACGACCATCGCAACGGGGGGCTGTGGCAACACCAAATCCCATCGGCTACGTGACGCAGGAGCCGATTGTTCTGGCGGGTACACTCGCCGAGAACGGACTGTACGGAGCGTTCCGCAAGGCATCGGATACCGTGCTTGGCAAGACAGCCAGCAACATTGGGATGAGGTTGGGCGATTCTCTCGCATCCAGAGGTGCGAATCTCTCGGGAGGTCAACGACAACTCGTCGCCCTTGGCCGTGTGGTGTGGCAAGGACCGGACGTATATCTCCTGGATGAACCGACGAGCGCCATGGACGCAGAAATCGAAGACCTGTCGATGGACATCATCCTGGGAATGGCGAGGACAGCCATTGTTCTCATGGCCACACACAAGCTCTCCCTCGCTGCCCGCTTTGATCGCATCCTGGTCCTGCACCATGGGAAGATTGTCCAGGATGGGACGCATGAGGAGTTGGTGAAGGAGGATGGGTTGTATCAACGGCTGTGGAAGTTACAGGAGATCACATGACGTTTCTTTTCGACGTGGACGGCACGATCTGCAGCACCGACGGGACCGACTACGGCGGTGCCACGCCGATCCCCGAGATGGTGGACATCATCCGCGACTTGTATGGCGCGGGGCATACGATCTACTTCATCACTGGGCGGGGCTTCATGGGGGGTGTCCACAAGGCGGAGACAATGCGACGGCGGACGCGGAAGCAGTTGGACGAATGGGGGGTGCCCTACCACGGGGTGTACAGCAAGCCCGCCGCGGACCTTGCGGTTGACGATACGGGCGTGAGTGCGGCAGACTTCAGGCTGCTCGTCCGGCTTCTGGGCAAGGAGCCAGTGTGATCGAACGCCTGATACGCCTCTTCAGGCCCAAGAAGATTCTGCGACCGCACCTGCACCCTCCAGACTACATCGGGCGACATGCGGGCCTTCCCTTTCTTGTGCTTGGGAGTGGCCCATCCATTCAGACCCACCGTGGCATTATCGATGCGTTCGTCCAGGATCGGAATCCCGTCGTACTGACGGCGAACGTGCCGCATCCTGTCTGGGGCCCGGCCATGAACCGAACCCAATACGTCGGCTTCACGAATCGGCGACGGCTGGGGCAAGCCCGAATCTTTCCGTCGCTTCAGGACACGCCTTGCCTGATCGGCCCCCATATCCGCAGCCGCCATATCTGGATGCGTTCGTGGGAGCGGATGCCGTTCGTGGATGATTCCGACGCCCCGTTCGATATCGTGGACGGGGTTGTCCAGTGCAGTTGCCATGAGTGTGGGTGGTTGCTCGTGGCCGTGGCCTGGATTATGGGATCGAGCGAGATCTGGATGGCGGGCGTGGACGGGTACAGTCGCGAGAAGGCGAACCACTTCTACGAGCAAGAGGACTACAGCATCAATCGTTCGTTGGCCAGACAGGCACGGATACAGTCCGAGCTGCTGCCGCAGATGCGACGGTGCTTTGAGAGTGCCCAGGTTCGGGGTCCATTCTTCCTCACGCCAACGCTCTATGGCCCGGTGGAGGCAGACGATGCGCGAGTGCCAGGCTGACGCATGCGATTGGGAAAGGGCCAGGACCCTCGGCATTATCCCCGCCCGCTGGGGCAGTACCCGGTTCCCCGGCAAGGTCCTCGCCGACATCGGGGGAAAGCCAATGCTCTGGCACGTGTATCAGCGGTGCTTGGAAGCGAAATGCCTCCATGAGATCATGGTCGCGAGCGACGACGGGCGGGTCATGGAGGCCTGCCGCGAACTGGAGATTCCCGCAGTCTTGACCTCACAGACTCATCGCGACTGCATTGATCGTGTGGCCGAGGTGGCGAGACGGGAGCCAGCGGCCTTGTATGTCTGTATCCAAGGCGATGAGCCGTGTATCTCCCCGGAAGCCATCCGGCGTGTGAAAGCAGTTGGTTTGACCGAATCGCTGCCCGTCTGCGGTTGTGCGGTCATCACCGATCCTGCCGATCTCGTGGACGTGACGGTCCCCAAGGTCGTCCTGGGATCGGGGGACAGGGCGATCTACCTCTCCCGCAGTCCGGTCCCCTATCTGCACTCTCGGTCAGTGCCCTACCGGAGTCAGGTGTGTGTGTACGCCTTTCATGCCGACGATCTCCTGTGGTTCGCCAACACCCCGGCGGGTCCGCTGGAGCAGGCCGAGCGTATCGGCCTCCTGCGATTCTTAGAGCACCACGTCCCGGTCAAGATGGTGGACGTGCCAGCCTCGCCGGTCGCGGTGGATACCATGGCGGATCTGGAACGGGCACGGGAGATTTTGAAGACGTGATCCCGTTGCGTCGATTGACCCGCGAAGCCGCTCGCTGCGTCCTCGCTGGCCCGTCTCTTGGCAGTATGGGGCGCCGGCTGGCGTTCGCTCCGCTCAGACTGTGGCTGACGAACCCAAGACTGGCCTTGCTGTTCGTGGCGGTTCGACCGTACACGATGCTGCCGTATGCCCGGCTGAGCAAGTTGGCAGAGCTCGCAGACGAGTGCAATCGCAACGGGATTCCTGGAGCGTTTGTCCAGTGCGGGGTGTGGAAGGGGGGCAGTGCAGCCGTGCTGGTGGCTCTGGCCAACGGCCGACCCGTCGAGTTATTCGACACGTTTGCTGGTTGTCCAGCGCCTGAGCCGAAAGATATCTCCGTCCACGACCGGCCCGGTCACGCCGGTGAGGCTGCGGCTGGGATGGAGTTCATCCTCCGCGTATTGGACAGGCTGGGCCTGAACGATCCCACGGTGCGGGTTTATCCTGGCCTGATCGAAAGAACCGTCCCGTTGGCGAAGGAGGGCATCGACCGAGTCGCCCTGCTACACCTTGATTGCGACTGGTACTCCGCTACACGAACTGCCATGGAGGAGTTGTATCCCCGACTGGAGCACGGGGGATACGTCTTTGCCGACGACGCGGGATATTGGCCATCATCCCTAGAGGGAATCGAACAGTATTTCCTGATGCGGGCAAGTGATGTACCACCACTGACCTGGGTGGACCATACGGGAGCATATTGGCGAAAGACCGAGTAATCCGGTTCCGCCTGCGCTGTGCTGGGAACGGATCCCCGTACTATACCGTCAGGCGAAAAGAGGACGACCACGGGCCAGGGGATCCTCTCGGCGTGTACGACAGATTTGAGGCGGTTGCTGGCCTTCCGCCGCAAGGTCCGGGCTGCTGGCCTGCGGATCGTCGGACCGGACTGGACGCCCATCGAGGCCATACGCATTCCTCGCCCCGATGCGTGGTTCGCGGGCCAGAGCGAGTCCCCGTGGCGGACCGTGTTTGATACCCCGCATTACAAGTTGCTGACGGTGCAGCATGGGACGTGGTGGAACCTGCGTGAAACAGATTACTGGGCGTGGCAGCGGTCGATTCGTGGACTGGATCACTCGCGGCCGGACGACTGGATAGCGGCGATGGCGGAGCGACTGAAACGCTTGCAATCTTCGATCCATGGTGAGGGCTATCGGCTGCGGTCGGTGGCGGACCGGATCGCGGTCATGGAGGGTGGCACGCTGTGGGACGGCGGGCATCGGCTGGCGTGTTTGGCGGCTGAGGGATGGGTGCTGGTGCCGGTGGTGGTGGTGCGGTCGAATGACTAAACCGCAATGAAAGTCCTTTTTGTGTTACCGCAGGTCGGTGCCGCCGTGCCAAGTTACCATGCCATCTCCATTCTTTCTGCCGTGGCAAAAGCGAACGGCCACGAGACCGCCTTGCTGGAGATGCCGGAGATGCGGCTGCAGGCTGTGGCCGAGGCGATTGCACAGCACGATCCCGCCGTGGTCGCGATTACGTCGGTGACACAACAGATCCCGTATAGCACGCACATCATCGCCCACGTCAAGCAAAAGTTCCCGCGCATCTACACGGTGTTAGGAGGGACCCATGCCATCGTCAGACCTCACGTCATTGACGACATTGCTGGACTGGATGCTCTGGCCACGAACGAATCAGAAGGTCCACTTGTTGATCTCTTATCGGCGCTCGACGCGGGGCGGACCCCGACTGACATTCCGAACTTTGCCTTTCGGGTAGGCGGACAAGTGCTTCGCCCTGTCCGGACGTACTCCTGCACGGAAGAGGAAATGACCTCGTTGCCGTTCGAGGATCGAGAGCTGTTCCCCCGGTGGAGAAACACGCCCAAAGGGCTGCCGCTGGAGTCGCTGGGCATCCGGCCAAGGTTCTGGATCAGCCGCGGGTGCATGTACCGTTGTGCCTTCTGCAGCCTCCCAACCCTTCGGGCCCAGTACCCCGTCAAGAACTTCGTCCGCTACCCCACGGCTGAGCGCGCGATCGCTGAGATCGAATCCGTAGCCGACCGCTGGACCTTCGGGACCTATCTCATAGACGACGACGTCTTCCTGCACCGTCCGAAGTGGGTGGTCGAGGAGTGGGCAGCGAAATACCCGGACAGGCTGAAGCATCTCCGGTACGAGGTCCAGGTGCGGGTGGAGGCCGCGACCGAGGACGGCATCCGGGCCTTGAAGGACACCGGATGCAGCCTTGCCAAGTTCGGGCTGGAGAGCGGGGACTTCGCCTACCGGAAGCATGTCTATGATCGGAACGTGACGGACGAGCGGATCCTGGACGTGTTCGAGATGTGCCGGAAGCACGGGCTGAAGGCGCACACGTTCAATATCCTCGCCGGCCCCGATGAGACCCGGCGCCAGGTGTGGAGGACGGTGCGGATGAACCAGCGCCTCAAGCCGGATCGCTGCCAGATTTCGATTTTTGCCCCCTACCCAGGCACACCGCTTGGGGACAAGATGGCGCGGGAGGGGCGGGTGCTGAAGCACGTCAATAACTACTTCGAGGAATCGCCATTGGATTTGCGGACGATGAAACCGTGGGAGGTCAAGCTGTACTTTCGCTTCTTCCGGCTGGCTGTCTATCTCGCCTACTCCCCCCGCCGAGCCTGGTCCGAGCTCGTCGGCCTTGTGAAGTGGCTGCGGGACAAGATCAGACGGCGGCGGACGCGGTACGACCTGGAGGCGGAAAGCACGCGGGTCGGGGGAGGTGCGGTGATCCTGCAAGGGGACGCACCGGTGCTCAACCAGCCGTGGACTCCATGAATCCCCATCTCCACTACTCCCGCGATACCAGCCAGGAGGGCCAGTTCGACCCGGCCATGCCCTGGTTTGGCCGCGTGGCTCCGCTTCTGACTTCGCTCCCTCCATGCACCGTGGCCCTGGATGTGGGTTGCAACAGCGGGGGGTTGGGAGAACGTCTGACCGCTCACGGCTGCTCGGTGGTTGGGGTAGACCTTGCCATGCAATTCCTCCCCCGTGCCGTCAAGAAAGGCTACGTGGGTGCAATCCAGGCCGATGCCCAGGCGCTTCCCTTTCGAGACGGCAGCTTCCCCGTGGTCATCCTGTCGGAGATCCTGGAGCATGTCCCGGATGCCGAGCGGTGCGTGGCGGAAGCGGCCCGGGTCCTGATGCCGCACGGGTGGCTACTCGGGGACGTCCCGACGTGGTTCGGGCGGTGGGGGCTGCGGAGCTTGCGTGGGCACAAGTGGCACGTACGAACCCTCTCCGAACGCAGATTGCGGGCATTGTTAGGGGCGCATCTTGAGGTGGCCCACGTGTCGTACAGGCGGGCGTCATTGACTGCGGGGTACCTCCTGCCCCAGTGGGTGCACTTCAAGGCCACGAAGCGATGACGACCGTGGGTCGTGCTGCCAAACGCTGGACCGGCAAAGAGCTGGCCCGGGGAGTCGATCGCTACCGCCGATACCTCGCCCTGTTCGGACTGACCGAGGACAGTTTCAAATACCAGACCGTTTGCCACGTGGGGTGCGGCCCCCTTGGTGGCGTCCTCTCCGTCCTCCGCGGTGTGCACTCCGCCTACCGGGTTGACCGCGATGTGGATATCTACCGCGGGATGGGGTGCTGCCCCGACTGCGGGATCGTTCGAGACCTGCACCACTTCCGCATCCTCACACGGGAGGCGCCGCTCCTTCCGATCCATCGGCGGACCGGCCGCTCGCCCGTTCCGTCGGAGAGTTGTGATGCCGTGTTCTGTCTTGGGGACATCAACGATACGCCGTGGCTCGTCACCCTCGAACATGAGTTGCGGCGGATCTGCAAGGCGGGCGGGCGGCTGTATTTGTGGTGGCGGGTCGCGGACGGCAATGCTCCGGGCGTCCGGTCGGAGCGCGTTCGGCGGATCTTTAAAGACAGCCGGTGGATGTGGGGCACGGTCAGTCAGGGAGCCGATCTGCCGAACCTGTTCCCGGCCGTGAAAGCGATGTGGACGGTGTTGACGCGGGTCAGGGAGTAAACACGGTAGGAGGGTTGTGAGCAGTTGATGGAAAAGTTGAAAGCCTACAAGACCGAGCTTGACCCCAACAACGTCCAGCGAACCTTGCTGGCAAAACATGCTGGCGCTGCGCGGTTCGCCTGGAACTGGGCGCTCGGTCGCCGTATCGAGGAATACAAACCCACAGGCAAGTCAAGTAATGTCATCGAGCAGCATCGGCAGTTGAACGCGCTGAAATCGACCGAGTTCCCCTGGATGTACGAGGTCAGCAAGTGTGCCCCGCAAGAAGCACTGCGAGACTTGGACAAGGCGTTCAGGAACTTCTTTGCGAAGCGAGCCAAGTATCCAAGGTTCAAGAGCAAGAAGCGTGGCCTGGGCGGGTTTCGCCTGACAGGCAGCATCACCATCGAAGCAGATAGGATCAAGTTGCCTCGCCTTGGCTGGTTGCGCCTGAAGGAATCGGGATACCTGCCGACAGACGCCAAAATCAACAGCGTCACTGTCAAAGAACGGGCGGGGCGCTGGTTTGTTAGCGTCCAGGTTGAGGAGCGGTTTGCCGTCACCGAAAACCAAGGTCCGGCAATCGGCCTTGATCTGGGCCTGAAGTCGTTCGTGGTTGGTTCTGATGGATCGTCTCTTGAATCGCCGAAGCCTCTCCTGCGATCGCTCAGGCGATTGCAGAGGTTAGCCAGGCAACACTCTCGAAAACAGAAAGGATCAATGAATCGTCGCAAGTCGGCGAAGCGACTTGCCACACTGCACTACCGGATCAGCTGCCAACGCGCTGACTTCATCCATAAGGCCACAAGTGAACTGGCAAAAACCAAGTCAGTTATCGTGGTTGAGGATTTGAATGTCGGCGGGATGCTCAAGAATCGCTGCCTTGCTAGGCCCATCGGCGATGCTGGATGGTCTGAGTTCGTCAGGCAGCTTGAGTACAAGTCGGCGTGGAATGGCGGTAGCGTGGTCAAAGCTGGCAGGTTCTACCCGTCCACGAAAACATGTTCGGCTTGTGGCATGATCAAGGACGAAATGCCATTGTCCGTGAGGACATATTGTTGCGGCGGTTGCGGGCTAGTCATCGACCGGGACGTGAACGCCGCAAGGAACCTTGTGAGACTGAGTACCGTCAGTTCGACGGGATTTCAAGCCTGTGGAGATTCGCCGTTGGGCGGGTCCGCGAAGCAGGAACCGAGCGTCATGAACAATGAGTAAGTTTCGGAGAACGGCGAGTCCATGATCTACGTCGGCGTCGAGAACAGCCCGGTCAAGGTCCGTATTGCGACTCGGGCACCAGCCAGGACCCTCTCCGTGGATCCCGCCGATCTCGCCTGGGACTGTCAGCGGCATATCGAGTTCCTGCTGGATGCGGAGAGGCACCTGAAGGACGGGTGGAAGGAAGCGTGGATGATCCGGACTGCCTACGCGGGCTGGATGCTGCAAGCGGGGAGGACGCACGGGGCGGTGCTGGCCCGGTGTCGGCGATTCTTGGAGCGGGTGGCGGAGATCCGGTTGCATGGTTTGGATGGACCCTGGGCGGTGGTGACGGTGGACGGAATACGGCTGGACGGGTCGCATCGGGCGGCGATTGCGGTGGTGCTTGGAGAGGACGCGGTGCCTGTGGCCGAGGTGCCGTACCTGGATGACGACGCGCGGTGGCGTCGGGAAGCGGTGGCGTATCGGGCCAAGAGGATTCGGGACGGGAGTGCGGCGGGAGCGAACCCGTGACATCGGGCGTTGAGCACCTCCCGATGACGCTGAAGGAATTGGCCACGAAATTGGGGTGGTCGCAGCGGAGGGTGCAGTATTGGCGGGGATTGGGCCTGCCGTTCCATCGGATCGGCGAGCGGAGCATTATCTACTTTCTGGATGAGGTGACGACATGGTTACGGACGATGCCGGGAGCCGTCCGATGCGATCCCCCCGGCCGACGGGGAAGCACCTCCCGGAGAAGCGGAAAGGGTTCATGATCTACCTGCCGCCCAGCCTCCATGCCAAACTGAAACTGGAGGCAATCAAGCGGGCAGTCTCCATGTCGGAGGTGGCCTCGACGGCCGTGGCACAGCTCCTCGCCGACGATACGGCGGCAGGGGTGACGGTCATCGCCTCGACGCCGGAACCGTTCGTTGGGAGATTTGGCGGGGAGCACCACACGCCAAAAGCGGCGGACCCGGTGCCGGAATCCCAGCCGGCAGCTGGGCCCGTGACCTACGAAGTCGAGTAGGTTAGTACCCTCGGTGAATCTCGATGAGGATGCCGATGACGAGGATGGACAGGACAGTAGCGTAGATTTTTGGTCATTTTTGAGGGGCGAGTTACGGTCAAAAAGGGAAAAAGGCCCTCCCGGGAGGGCAGGAGGGCGGCTGGAGAGGGCCGGGGATCAGGCTGAGCCGGCTCGGGCGTCGGGGGCGAGGAGAAGAAGATCCGACAGAAGGTTGCGAAGCCGCTCGGTCACTGCGGGAGAAAAACATTCTGCTTTCGTGGTGGTGGAGTCCCGGAAGAGAAAGGCGTACCCGCCTTGGGGGAGAGAGGCTGCGCATCGGAGGGAAGGGATGGAGTCCCAAGAATTCCAGCCGGGGCGGCCGAGGGGCCTACCCCCCAGGGGGGTGGTCTTTCAGATTCCGACCAGTCGGCCGCGGCTCGGCCGGGCGATCGCCGCCCACATCATCCTGGGCCTGACTGGCGACCAGGACGGCGACCAGACTTAACGACCCCTCGTAACCTACTATCAACACACGGTCTCCATTACCGTGAATTCGACTGCCTGTCGAATACCACAGATTGTGCCTCGCGCTGTACATTTTTCAAATCAGAAGGCCAGACTCACAATCCATCTGAGTTTCTGATTCGCCGGAGCTGCCGGCGGATTGAACCCGCACCAGTCGCACGACAGCACGATTCGACCCACCCCGCTCAACGCCGGTTCCGACGCTATCACCTGAGGCGTGCCGACCCCGTTCAACGCAGCCGCGCATGGCCGCACACTGGCACACACAACTACACCCGCTTCAACCTCTTTCAACGTGGACACCCTGGGGCTTACTTCCACCGGATACTCTTACTCTCTCAGACGTACTTCGAGTCACTACAATCAAATCGGGTACTGTGTGCTGTATCGAGTACTTGGGACTTCAATCCGTCTCCGAGTACTCTATCCGATAGGTCGTACACTATACGTCCTACTACAGAGTACTTCGGACTCGGACGCTAACGCGCGCGCGAGGCTTGCCATTGGCAATGTCTGCGATCCGCGAGGGGGCGACGTATTGGTATACTTTACCGTACAAGATTGCACAAATAACTGTGCAAAAGTATTGTCATGTATCCAAAAATATTGTGCACTGTGTTTTCGCTGGCTTGGCGGATCTCCTACAGACAAAGTGCATGATTTACAGGGCAAGAGACATGGAGCAAAATACTACACGATAGTAATATCAGCCCTTTACGCCCTCAGCACCAATATTGCGCCGACAACGGTGCACTAATGAACGCCGTAGAAACAGATGACTAAAGAGGGGAAACCATGAAAACCTATTGGAGCAGCTCGGTAGCAGTAAATGGGCAGGTAAAGTGCCCAACCAGGGATGTGGATCTACCAAGGGCGCTTGGTAAGTCCATCAAAAGTGCCATTTACTATCTGGCCATCTATCCCAATGCAAGCATTACCATTGAAGAGACGAGAGAGCAGTGCTCGCTGTGCTGGAATGCTGGCACGGTGAAGGCCGGCAAGAACGGCCTCCGCGGAGGCCGTTGCCCAGAATGCAAGGGCAAGGGCGCAACTGGGAGGGTTGGGTCCATCCCGGTCTGCCTATCAGACGATTCAAAGTTACAGATCATCCAGACGGCATAACGTCCTAAACCCCAGTCTGTGTCCGGCGGCAGGACAATAGAGAAGCGGCATATTGGGATGTGCCACGGACAGCAGAAGGAAGGGGGGAGCCATGTACCGATTAAATACCTCCGAAAAACGATTAGCCGCTCGATGGGTGCCGGAGGGCTATACGGTCAGCCTCGAATATCCGAGCGTGAATGCCGTCATTCATGCTGGCCAGACGCCCCGAGGGATCCTCGCGCTTGCCTATCGCGGGACCGCAAGTCGGCCTTCTTGGCACCTGTCGTTCCGGAGCCCTCAAGCATTCACGGATTACGCAGCCCAGTGGCTATCCAACCTTGAGGCGTGGCACGCCCGCAAGGTGGCAGACCGAGCAGAGCGCAAGGTAGGCCACACTCTCAAGGTGGGAAATGTCCTAGTGAGTACCTGGGGATATGACCAGACCAATGTTGATTTTTACGAAGTCATCGCCGTGCGCGGCAAAGTCGTTGATCTGCAAGAGATCGGGCAACACGCTACTGCCCAACGTGGACCGGCTGGCGATCTTGTGATCCCGATACGCGGAGGTCGAGGGAAAATCCTGAAAGGCAAAAGGCCCACGCCAGACAACTACATCCGGATTAACAGTTACTCACACGCCCATCCGTGGAATGGGAAGCAGATGTATCAGACAGACCCAATGTTCGGACACTGATGAGGCGCAGGGAATCATCTCCATCGGTTCCCAGGCCGGTTCCCGGGACGGGGCCTGGCGCCCGGAGCAGCCAGGGGACAGGATCGGCCAATGAGCACCCCAGAGACTCCCGCCAGTATCACCATTACCCGGGACTAAGGAGGGCACCATGGCCAAATACGACGTCGAGCATAGTTGCGGACACACCAGCGTGCAGCAGCTCTATGGCCCGGGCAAGGACCGCGAGAGCCGGATCGAGTGGCTGAGCGGGCGGCCCTGCGTGGATTGCTGGAAGGCCGCCAAGCGGGCCGAGGACGCGATCAAGCCCATCCGCGTTACCGCCGCTACCAACGGCCTGGACAAGGATGAGCAGGGCAACATCCTGGCCGAGATCTATCTCACGGGCGGGACGGAGCCGCACAAGGACCGCATCAAGGCTTTGGGCTACTCGTGGGGCGAGGTGCGGGGAGGCGTGCTCAATTTCCTGTCCACAGCCTCCGCGCAGTGGGCGTGGATCAAGCGCCTGCCACTCCTCAGCTTGGGCGAGCGGGCGCCGGCGCTCCTCGCCGAGATCCGGGCCATCGACCCGCGAGCGGAGGGCCGGGTGGAGATCAATCTCTTGGACATCGAAATGGCCCGCAAGAGTTTGGCGGATCGCGAGGCACGGGTGGCGGCCAACCCCAAGCCCGAGCGGCCGCCTTGGTACGCCACGCTGATGGCTGGCCCGGACGCGCGGTGGAATGGCAAGATCTACGGGAAGGAGCAGTACGGCTACCGGATCTATATCAGCAACGTCGAGCATCGGATCACCAAGGATCAGGCAGCCGAGCTCACAGCCTACAACGAGGCCCGGCTGGCCCACAAGGCGGCCAAGACCGCCTGACAGGAGGACGCTATGCAACCAATTGCGATAACCCGGGGGAAGGACATCCTCGCGCATCACACCACGGATTCTCCGCACTCGCATTATGGCCAGACGGTCTGGCAGGTCGAGGACTCCGACCCGGCCCGGGGCCCGGCCATGTGGACCCAGGGCGAGCACGTGCAGCCCCTGACGATCCTCGGTGTGGTTGGCGGCTGGCTCATCGCCCGCCAACGCGACGGTCTCCTGTGTGGTATCCTGTGGAGCGATGGATCGTACTATGCCAACGTGATCGAGGCGCGCCGCACCCAGCGCCCCACCAAGCGGGCGACGCTGGCCACCCTGCGCTCTGCGCGCTACCAGGTGCGCGGGACCGTTGCCGCGGCCGCCTTTGACGCGGACAGCCCCTTGGGCTGTCTCCTCGCATGACGCCCCGCCTTGTCCGCACAGACTTCGCCGTGAGCGGGCGCTGTGCTCGCTACTGGCTCCGCAGCGCCGCCGGCTCCGAGGCCGCCATAGCCGTGGCGGAGGATGGCACCGTGGCCGGGCTGGATTTAGCGGCCGCCATACGAGACACAGGCTATGGCCCTTGGACCGTGATTCGCCGCGACGGTCAGGCCGTCCGGTATCTCGGTGTTATTGACCGCAGCGTCATCAGCCAGTCGGGGGCACGGCTCTGCGACCTGGACCGACCGCACGGGATGCGGTTTCAACTGCTGGGCCAGGTCGTGCCAACCAGGGAGGCGTGACGTGAGGGGCGTCTTTCAGAAGGCCGGGAAGGGCGGGACCTGGTGGATTCGCTGGACCTGCCCCAAGGGACATCGGCACGAGGAAAAGGTCGGGCCGAAGGCTGCCGCAGTTCGCCTGGTCGAACGGCGCCGAGTGGCCGCGAAGCTCGACGCGTTCTGTCTGACCGAGCACCGGACTCGTGACGTTCCCCCCCTCTTCGGCGCGGCGACCAGGGACTACCTCGCCTGGGCAGCCCGGGACCGCCCCCGCTCCGTCCGATTCCGCCAGTCTGTCCTGGCCGCTGTCCTGCCAGTATTGGGCCCGCGCTCCGTCCCGGACATCACCGCACCCATGATCGAGCACTATCTGGCCGCCCGGCAGCACGCAGGGGCCACAGGCGCCACGACCAACCGGGATCGGGCGGTCCTCTCCCACCTCTTCGGCCAGCTCGTAGCCAAGGGCATCCTCCGAACGAACCCCGTCGCCCGCGTCCCGCGCCGACGAGAAGCACCCGAGGAACCCCGGCCCCTGACTCATGACGCAGAGGCCAGGCTGCTCATGGCCCTGGACCCCCTCGAGACGTCCATCGCCCAACTGGCCCTCAACACCGGACTCAGGCTGGGAGAGATCACGGCCCAGGCCTGGCGGGACGTGGACTGGGAGGCCAGGGCACTGACCGTCACGGCCCCCAAAAGCGGCCAGCGGGAGGTGATTCACCTCAATCGCGTGTCCTGGGACCTCCTCGCCCGTCTCCCAAAGGACGGTTCGACGCTGTTTCCAACACTGCGGGCCGACTTCTCCCGGGTGTTTGCCCGAAAGGCCCGGTCAGTCAACCTTGACGTGACGTTCCACTGCCTGCGGGATACGTTCATCTCCAGACTGGCCCCGCATGTCTCGGGGCCAGTGCTGATGCAACTGGCGAGGCACCGGGATTTCCGGACGACGAGACGGTATTTGAAGGTGGATGGTCAGCACTTACGGGAGGCCATCGAAAAACTTGTGGAGGCAGACTATGATGGATCAAACGCTGGCCGACTTGTGCCGACCCGACTGGACTGAGACGGAGGAATCTTCGGGGCGAGAAGGAGGACGATGATGAGCATGCAGCCAGCGCAGGTTGCAGAATCTCCATCCGCATTCGGATCCACTTCCCATCCTCCCGAGCACCAGATCCGCCTGCCCCCGTGGGCCAGAGATCAGGCGAACGCCGCCTTCCGGTCTCAGGATGGTGCGGTGCACGAGCAGGCTGGTGAGATCCCGGAAGGCATCGGCGGCGGCCGAACCGCCAGCCTTGTAGGCCTCCGTGAGCCTACGGGCTTCCGCAAGGAGGGCGTCGCGTTCAGGCAGGGACAAAGAGCGGATCGCTCTCGGCGAGCAGGCTGGCGAGCGCGAGGAGATCCGCGACCGCACCGGGGTCTTCCAGGCGCCCCGAGCGGTAGGCCTGGACCAGGTCGCGGGCGGAGATATGCAGTCGGCGCTGTGCGCCCCGCTCAAGGCGCCGCGCAATGTCATCCCGGGTCAACTGGAGGATGCCGTTCTCTTCCATGGCTGGAACCCACTTCGGGGAGGGGACGCACCCCTCACGCCATACCACCCCCCCATTCGGAAATTGGGGGATTTCTAGGGGGAACGATAGAACCCCAGGCTTCACGGTGTCAAGGGATTTCTCTCAATAGAACCCTCTCCCCGGCCTAGCGCGACGGCGCGAAAAGCGGTTCCCACACCGCTTGGGACTCCCACTGCCTGAAATTCCTGCACGAAACGTCACCAATCTGCGCCTCACCGGTCTCCAGTGTCCGAAATTGCATCACAGTGTCTGAAATGACATGACCGATTCCAACACACCCGCTTGACATCTGCCTACGGATTGAGCAAGGTGCGCCCGTGTGGAGTCCTGTCTGTCCTGACCCGCAACGGGTGGGGGATGTGACGTAGGAGAGCCCTATGCCGTATGAAATCCTGATCGGGCACCCGCTGATCCTGGTCGCGAAGGGGAGCCTCACCGTGGGGAACGCCGCCATCGGCATTCCTGCCAGCGACCTCGACAAAGCCATGGGCGGGGATATGGAAGTGCTGCTCGGGGTGGAGACGGATCAGGTCCGGCTGAGTCCGGATGGGGTGGCGGCCACGACGACCGACATGTTGTTCGATGTCGGGGATAAGCTCCGTCTGGCCGGGCCAACGCTCTGTCGACAGATGACCATGATTCGGGTCACCGGGAACGCCACCGTCCGCTACTGGGTGTTTGGGAAGGCGATCTGATGCAGAGTGACTTACGTCGCCGGTCCTGGATCGGGAGACTGCTCGACATCCCACGACTGTTCTGGACTCATCGGAAGCTGGGTCTGCCGGTGGGTCCGGCAATTCGGCTTGCCCTGCAAATCCTTCGATAGGGAGGGTTCCACGTGAAACCGGTGCGGGCGTGGCACGTCGTGGGACTGCTGGCGGTCGCGTTCCTGGCGGGCCTGGGGGCGCGGGAGGTGGCCTCGCAGGTGTCGGTGGCGGCCTCCAGGCTGATCCTAGCCTACGTGCGGATCACGGGCGGCTCGGCCCTGTTGGCGCAGGAGGGGCTGTTCCTGCCGGCGGCCGGGCGGCTCGGGTTCGCCGTTGGGGGCACGAGCCAGTGGGAGATCGACCAGAGCGGCGACCTCGTGACCACGGCCGATAACACCGAGAATATCGGGAACATCGCGGGGCTGCGTCCGGCGAACGCGTACTTCGGGACCGCGGTGGCGGTCGGGAATGACCCGGCCAGCGCAGGAAGTTTCCGAATTGCCAGCGGGGGCAGTCTCCAGGCCCGGAACGGGACTGGCTCCGGCAACATCGTTTTGCTCCAGACGGACCTCGCCGACACCCTCATCATTGGCAGCGGCTCGCAGCTCACCATCAGCGTGGCCAGCGCCAGTCCGCCCGTCGAGACCGGCATACGACTCCTCTGCGTCAGCGCGACCACGGGAAAAATTTTCTTTGGCCGCACCTTCAGCGCCGTGGGCGGGTGCGGGTCATGAGGGGCCATCCGAAGACGGTCGGCCGCACGGAGGTCCCGCTCTTCCGCCGCGCGGACATGCAGGACGTCTCTACCCGCGGGCGCCCACGCGGTGACGCCCGGTTCACCCGCATCGGGACCGCCAAGCGGCTGGCTCGGGCCTGGCCGGAATGGGAGGCAGGAGGGACCCCATGACCGATCTCCCGAAGGACGCCCTGGCCCCCGCCGATGCCCCCTGGCCGAGCAATCCCGCGTTCACGCGGAAGGAGGCCGGGGCGGCACGGGCGGCGGGGGGGGGCCCCATGACTGCCGAGATGGCGGAATTGGCGGCGGCCGCGACGAAACTGGGTGTGCCTCCCGAGGAGGCCTTCCGGCGTCTCGGCTACTCGGCGCGCGGGGCCAAGCAGGCGGTGCGCCACGAGCTCTTCAAAATGGCCTTTCTCCGTCTCTGCGAAGAGCACGGCTACACCAGCGGCGCGGTGGCGAAGCAGATGGTCGCGGGGCTTGGGGCCGACTACGTCGAGGTGGCGAAGCACGAGGGCAGCATCACCGACGAGAAGGCCTTCGCGGACCATCGAACGCGGCTCCAGTACGTGGACCGCTTCTTGGACCTGGAAGGCTTACGGACTCCGCAGGGGCGCCGGGAGCGTCCGGAGGAGTCCGATGCCCGGCCCATCCTGAACGTGCAAGCGGGCGGGAACATTCAGTTGGTGTATTTTGGAGAGGCGATTGAACCCAGTACAGACAGCGATCCCCCGCGATAGGCTCCCGCAATTCGCCGAGACCTGCTGGAGCCACGGAGCTCGCGGACTCGGCTGGTGGCCGTGGATGGCCGAAGGATGCTCCTGACGCAGGCCGCTTCGAGTAAGTGGGCGACCAACCGGCCCGGTCCGACCGCCCAGCGCATTCTCCAGTGCCGGAAGCGGGTCATTGGCGTCGAGGGACCCGTCGGCACGGGCAAGTCCAGCATCTTCAGCCAGTATATCGCCGCCCATACGGCCGAGGCCCCGGGGGCGATCTGGATCGTCATCCGCCGCACCTACCGCATGCTCCGCGATAACACCGTGCCCACGTGGATGCAGTGGTTCCCCGACGGCTCGGCCGGCCGCTGGAGCGAGGCCACCGAGACCTTCTTCCTCGATTGCCGGTTCATGGGGAGATCCCTGAAAGGCGAGGTGCGGTTTCGGAGTGCCGAGCGTCCGGAGGACATTGATAAGTTCATGGGTGGGGAGTACGCGGGAGCAGTCCTTGAAGAGGTGACGGGGACCTACCAAGAGTCCGGCGGGCTCAAGGAGGACGTGTTCACCGGACTGGGCATGCGCCTGCGGCAGTCGGGAATCCCGTGGGCGTGCGAGGTCTGTCGGCGGCTGCTGCCGACCGGACTGATCCCGACGGATCCCGACATGGAGTACACCGACTGCCCTGCGTGCGGGGCCAGCCGCCGCGTCCGGACACGCTATCACCTCGTCCTCGTCTTCAACCCGCCGACCCCCGGCCACTGGGTGGACAAAGAGTTCCCGCTGCCAGAGCGGGAGACGGAGAGTTCCGCCCACTTCCGCATCGGGCGCCGGGAGAACGCCCACAACCTGCCTCCTGGCTACTACCAGGCCATCGCGACGCAGTTCAAGCTCAAGGGAGATTGGGCGGCCCGGTACCTGGACGGGGAGCGGGTGCCGATCGGGCGGGCCACGTCCATCTTCGACACCGAAGCGATCTACAAAGCGCTGGAGGAGTGGGTGCGGGAGCCGCTCTACTGCTGCACGCTGAAGCGGGACGAGCGCGGGAAGATTGTCCCAGACAAGACCGCGAATGGGCCGATCCGCGTCTGGGAGCCGCCCAAGCCGCCCGACGAAGAGCAGTATGTGATGGGGTCCGACTCCGCGGAGGGGTTGGACGAGGGGGATCCCTCCTGCGCCTACGTCCAGTCCCGGCTGACCGGCAATATCGTGGCCGAGATCCACGGGCATTTTGTCCCGCGGCGGTTCGCGAAGGAACAGGCCATGGTCGGATGGTGGTACAACGACGCCCTGATCTGCCCGGAGGTCGAGCCGTCGGCAGCGGGGCGATCAGCGTGCGACGCGCTGGAAAACCTCGGCTACGTGAACCTGTACCTCCAGCGGAAGGAGCAGCAGATCGGGGATCCGGTCGTGAAGCGGTACGGGTTGCCGATGACCCGGACGAACAAGAGCCGGACCGTGGGCAAAGCGCGCGAGGTCGTCGAGGAGCGGCAACTGAAGTCGCCTGTGCGGGAGTTCTGGCTGGAGTTGCTGAACTTCGTCAAGCATCCCGATGGCCGGATGGCCGCTGACATCGGGCTCAAAGACGATCGCGTCATGGCGTATCTGTGTACCTTGGAGGCGTATGACCGCGCGGGCCCGTGGAAGCCGAAGCCGAAAATCGGGCCCGCCCCGGATTGGATGGGGAAACTGCTCGGGTCCTATGCCGGTGGAGCTGCGGGGGACCGGGCGTGGATGGGAAATTGACGCGCAGGGCGCCGCGCACGGAGCGCCAGGCGCACAGGGTGCAGCCCGCAGAGGGAAGAGTGCCGATTGCAGCGGGGCGGCTCTCCCAGCTCGCGGACCGGCCCGCCGTGTTTTGCAACGTCTGCGCATCGCCGTGGCCGTCCATCCGATCCACGGCGCGGCATCAGGTCCAGAAGCATGGCTGGCGGAAGGCCGCTCTGGCGGGCGCCGCGATCCTCCTTCCTCTCATGGTCGGCCCTCTCTCCGAGGCGGCCGCCCCCACGGTCTCGCCAGCGAGCGTGACCTTCGCCCGCACGGTCGGCGGGCCCAACCCGCCCGCCCAGACGGTGCAGGTCACGGTCGCCCCGGCCCAGGCGTGGAAGATTTGCGACGGCATGCCGTGGGCGGACACCAGCATGCCCGGCGGCAGCGGGGCGAGCTGCCCGGCGGGCCAAGGCGGCTGGCAGCGGACCGGAGCCGGCTCGATCACGGTCACGCCGAACGCGACGATGGCGGGCCTCGCCGCCGGCACGTACCAGGAGACGATCACCCTGACCGCGGGCCCGGACGTGGTCCCGATCACGGTGACGGTCACCGTCAGCGCGGGGGCCAGACCGTCCGGTGGCGCGACGGGGCTGGGGATCTCGTTCCTCGCCGATCCCGTGGCCGGGCAGCCGGTCACGGTCCTGTGGAATGCGGCCACGGCCTACACCGACGGCAGTCCGCTGGCCAATCCAACCTACCTCGTGGAGCGGAGCGAGCCGCCCGGAGCCTATCAGGAGCGCGTCCGGGACATCGCGGCCCTGACCTGGACCGACGGGGCGGTCATCACCGGCCGCCAGTATTGTTACCGGGCATTCACCCGGGATCCCGCGGGGCTCCAGTCGGCCCCGAGCAACGAGGCCTGTACAACTGCGGAGGTGCCATGAGACGAGCAAGGATCATCCTCGGCGTTCTGCTGGCTGCCAGCTTCCTGCTGCCCGCTGCCAGCTTCGCCCTCCAGGCGACCCTGAGCTGGACCGACGGGGCGACGGGGGAAGACGGCTACCGGGTCGAGCGGCGGGACGGGCCGGACACTGCGCCCTGGGTGAGCCAGGGCACCGTGGCGTCGGGCGTCACGGCGTTCAATCAGGCGGGCCTGGCCCTCGGGACGCGCTATTGCTACCGGGTCGTTGCCTTTAATGCCTTCGGCGACACGACGACTGCCCCCCCCGAAGGGTGCGGGACGCCGGATCGGCCCCAGGGCGGCGCCACGAATCTGACGATTATCCTGGCGCCATAGAGGTTCCATGCCCACGCGCACGACACTCGCTACTCCAGCGATCAGGCAACTCGTCGTTGAAGGCGGCATCCCGGCATTGCCGACGAATCTGAGGATTGTGCCATGGCTACCCTGATAGGCCGGACACGCGTTGCTCCGGATGTCCCGCTCGAAACCGCACCAGTCCTGATCGAAGGTCTGCGGGAGTTTCGGGTGCGCCTGAATCCGAATGTGATTGATTTTGACGACCCCGATCTGCGAATCACGGTGAGTATATGGCTCAGTACTGATGCGGGTGTGACCTGGGGGTACGAGACTCTTGCCACGATTGTAGGCGGGGCGCGAGGCAAGGACGGTAATTTCCCGTTCGTAGGCGTTGGTTTTATCAGTCCTGCCGGAGAAATCCCATTTCCCGCAGGCACGTTAGCCAGGGTGCGATATCAACATAATCTCTCCAAGCGCATCGGACTAGATTCGGAGACGCGGTAGATGGCCCTCGCGTATGACCAGCAAACTGTGCAGGCCCGTTCAGCGGGCGTGGACAGTCTCCAACAAACCACTGGCCAGGCGGTGGACGCGGGCGACTTGGTGGTGGTATGCGTCTCAACCTGGTTTGCAAACGGAACGCCTGGTACGTGGGTCGTCACCGACGACGCTTCGCAGACATATACTGAGGCCATTGATACTAGCAATCAGGCCCAGCAAGGCCAAGTAGCTATCTTCTATAAGGAGAATCACCCCGGCGGCACCATCAAGGTTACAGTTAATCCAGATGGTAGCAGCGCAGACATTGACTTCACAGTCAGCGAAGTGAGCGGGGCTGCCACATCGGGGGCGCTGGATAAAACGGCAGCGAATTCGAGTGCTGGCACTTCGGTTGCGACCGGGGTACTTTCGCAGGCTAACGAAATTATCTTCGGTATATATACTCACCAGGGTGCGACAAGTACCCTCAGTCCTGACACGGCCGGTGGCTACACAGAGATTGGCGAGAACGAAAATAACGCCGGAGGTCAGTGTTATAACGCCCAGTATAAAATCGTGGCCAGCACGGCGTCTGACACGGCAGACTGGACGGGTCCGAGTGGCGAGTGCTGTGTTGCCACATTCAAAGAAGCGGCGGCGGGGGCGGCGGCGAAGGCGCATCCGGCATTGCTGGCCGGGCCGGCGGCGTGGTGCCCGTGATCTGACGGAGCCTAGCGACGAACGAGGACCATGAATGACCGCAGAGATCACCCCAGGCAAGCCGACGGTGCAAGACGAGGGGACGCCGCTCGGAGCCTTCGACAAGATCAATTTTGTCGGGGCGGGGGTCGCGGTCTCGGTGACGGGCGATCTGGCGACGGTCAGCGTCGGCGGGGGCGGTGGGGGCAGCGTCACGAGTCAGCAGTTCTCTGCCTTGAGCCAGGCCGTGTCGGTCCTCTCGCAGCAGGTCTCGGTATTGTCGCAGGGCATTTCGGTCGTCTCCCAAGCGCTCTCAAACGAGATCAGCAACCGAGCATCCGCCGACAACGTTCTCAGCCAGGCCATCTCGGTCATTTCGCAGCAAGTCAGTGTGCTTTCCCAGGCCCACTCGGCCTTGTCCCAGGCCGTGTCGGTCCTCTCGCAGACGGTCTCAGTGCATTCTCAGCGGTTCAGTACCTTGGCCGGCGGGGGCGCTTCGACCTACCTCATGAAATCGGGGGCGACCGACTTCGATTGGAAGTGGGTCTCGATTACGACCGGCGGGGCGGCTTCGGCGGATGTGACGTCCCAACACCTTTCCGTTTTCTCCCAAGCGATTTCGGTCCTCTCCCAGAGCCATTCGGCCTTGAGCCAGCAGGTGTCGGCACTCTCCTCGCAAGTCTCCGTCGTCTCCGTGGCGGTCACCTCGGTCGATGCCCGCGTGGATGCGGTTTCGCAGCAGGTGTCCGTCCTTTCGCAAGCCCACTCCGTGCTGTCGCAGGCGGTGTCGGTGCTCTCCCAGGCACATTCAGTCCTCTCGCAACGCATGAGTACGCTCGCAGGCGGCGGGGCGTCGACCTATCTGATGAAGTCTGGGGCCACGGATTACGACTGGAAGTGGGTCTCGATCACCGCGGGAGGAGCCGCGTCTGCGGACGTGACCTCGCAGCATATCAGCGTCCTGAGCCAGGCGATTTCCGTGCTCTCGCAGGGGCTGTCCGTCGTCAGCACTGCGGCCAGTGCGGCGGATGCCCACGCCGCCGTGGCCTCGGCGGCCGCGACCAGTGCCGATGCGCACGCCGCTGCCGCTTCGGCAGCGGCTACCTCGGTGGATGCCAGGCTCGACACCGTGTCTCAACAGGTGTCTGTCCTCAGTCAAGCGCACTCGGTCCTTTCCCAAGCGGTCTCGGTCCTGTCACAGGGCCACTCCGCCCTCAGCCAGCAAGTGTCAGCGCTTTCCACCCAGGTGTCGGTCGTGTCGGTCGCCGTCACGTCTGTGGACACCCGGGTCAATACCGTGTCGCAACAAGTCTCCGTGCTGAGTCAGGCACACTCGGTCCTCTCGCAGGCCGTCTCCGTCCTCAGTCAGGGGCATTCCGCACTCTCGCAGCAGGTCTCGGCGTTATCCACTCAGGTTTCAGTGGTCTCGGTGGCGGTGACGTCCGTCGATACCAGAGTCAACACCGTATCTCAGCAGGTGAGCGTGCTCTCGCAGGCCGTCTCCGTCCTCAGTCAGGCGCATTCGGTCCTCAGTCAGGCGCATTCAGCCCTTTCCCAGCAAGTCTCTGCCTTGTCGAGTCAGGTGTCGGTCGTGTCGGTGGCCGTGACCTCGGTCGACACGCGGGTGAATACGGTCTCGCAGGCCGCCTCAGTGCTGAGTCAAGCCGTTTCAGTGCTCTCCCAGGCCGTCAGCGTTCTCTCGCAGGCGGTGTCGGTGCTTTCCAACAAGGTTTCGACCCTCCAGGCACCCACGATCAACGTCGTGGGCGGGATCCAGACCATTTCGACGGCCACATTGACCACGGTCAGCGCCCTGAGTCTGTCCGTCAGTGCCGGCGGGACCTACGAAATGTACGCAACGCTCCTGTACACGCTATCGGCGAATGCCGCGCCCATCCGCCTGGGCCTGAACTTCCCCGCAATGACCCGGATCGCCGGGCAGATCAAAGGGTGGGTCTCCGCGAACGCCCAGGGGGGCGGATTCCTCTCGACACAGTCCGAGCAGGTGATGTTTACGGGGGATTCCGCTTCGGGATCCACGCTGTACTCCGCCGCGGGCGGGAATTCGGCCGATGTAATGCTGGCGGGGTACTACGCGTTGATGAAAGCCAGTGCGGGCGGGACCATTCATATCCTGGCGGCTGGCAGCACGACCGTAGGGGCCATTCACATCCAGCCGAGCTCGTTTATCAAGCTGTTCCAAATCGCCTGAGGCGCGGCGCACAGCGCGCATAGCGCAGCGCGGAAGAGCAATGCCAGGAATCAGCCACCAATTCTCAATCGTGTCGGCGTGGGTCAAGGGACTCAGCCAGACCGTGTCGGCGGTGAGTGCTGGCTACGTCAGCTCAGACGCTCGGGTGGATGCCCTCTCGGCGGCGATCTCCGTCCTCTCGCAGCAGATTTCGGTGCTCTCGCAGCAGGTGTCCGTCCTGTCCTCCCAGCCGCCGGGCAGCGGGAGCGTGACCAGTACGGAACTCTCGGCCGTGAGCGCCCAGGCGGCGTCGGCGATAAACGTCGTCAGCCAAGCCGTCTCCGTCCTGAGTCAGCAGGTTTCGACCCTGTCGCAAGCGGTGAGCGTGGTCAGCCAAGCGGTGTCGGTCCTCAGTCAAGCCGTCTCCGCCCTCTCTAGTCAAGTCAGTACGGTCTCGGGGAATGTCACCTCGGTGGAGGTCCATGCCTCGACGGCCTCGGCAGCCGCCACGTCGGCCGATGCCCATGCGGCCGCCGCGTCGGCGGCCGCGACCTCCGTGGACGCCCGGCTGAACTCCGTGGTCTCGACATTCCTCTCGGCCACGGGGCAGGTCGTTCCTCAGATCCGGTCCCGCGGGAACGTGGTGTCGGTCATCTCGGCTGGGACCCTCGTGGATATCGCCAGTCTCAGTGTCTCGGTGGCCGGCGGCGATGCGATCTACAAGATCGACGGGGCCGTGGCCTTCGAGAAAGCGACCAGCGGCGGGTGTGCCTTCGGCATTTCCACGCCCGCGTTGGGGGCTGGCGGCAGTTACGTGGAAATGGCGGTGGCAGTGCTGGTTCAGCAGGCCGGGGCCATCGGCGCCGCAGCGACGTATGCCTGGGGTCGCGTCGCCCTCAGCGCGATCGCGGCCGCGAATACTGCGGTCGTCTCGGCGTCCGTCCTGAACATCAACGCCTTACGCTTCATGCACTTCGAGGGGATGCTGGCGGTCAGCACGGCGGGCACGGTGCAGATCATGGGGAAGGGCAGCGTCGCGGGGGATTCGCTGAGCGTCCGGGGCGGATACATCCGGGCGTACCGGATTGGGTAGGTGGGCGAGATCAGGACACTCGATCCGAACGCGAAGCAGGAGGTCCAGTATTGTATCAGTTTATGGATTCGCGACCTCCAGATAAAAGCCAACACCGCCAGGATCAAGGGCCGGATCGAAGCGCACCAAGAGAAGCGTCCTGACCCCATTGCGGTGGTGTGTTTCGGTCCCTCGCTGAACGACACGTGGGAGCAGATTCGAGGCTTCAAGTACATCATCACCTGCTCGGGTGCCCACAAGTTTCTCATTGAGAGGGGCGTGATACCGACGATGCACTCGGATGTCGATCCCCGGGCACACAAAGTGCTGCTCATGGGGCCGCCGCATCCGGAGGTGGAGTATTTGATCGCCAGCACGTGTCACCCAAAATTGCTCGATCATCTGGAGGCGGGACTGCCGCCGGAGGTGTTCCGAAAGCACGTGAAGCTGTGGCATGTGTTCGATAGCAAGGGGGATGCGATACGGACGCTCCCGCATGGGGAATGGGCGTTAACCGGCGGGTGCTCGGCCGGGCTGCGGGCTATGACGATCGCTCGGTTCCTCGGCTTCACGCAGCAGCACATTTTTGGTATGGACGGCGGGGCGGGGGCCTCTGGACTGCATGCGGCGGAGCATCCCAATCAGGCGAAGGAGCAGTTCACCTGCGAGTACGAGGGCAAGACCTACTACACGAACCCGGCGTTTCTCGAGGCGGCCCGGCAGACGTTCCATGAGTTGGATCAGATGCCGGATGTCGTTGCCCGGTTCTACGGCGAAGGTCTCGTGCAGGAGATGGCCAAGCGGTACGTGCCGAAGCCCGTCGGCAAGGGGAAGCCGGTCATCGGGTTTAGCAAGCCGGAACTTATCAGCGAGGAGTACCGGAAGCTGAATGCCCAACTGCACCAGGAGAATCTGGCCTACGGCGTCGGGGCGCAGCGGCATGTGCAGACGGTGTTGAAATTGGCGGAGGCACTGAAGACGAAAAGTATCTTGGATTACGGAGCGGGCAAGTGCCTTCTTGGCAAGGGGATTCCTTGGCAGATCGCGGAGTATGATCCCGCGATCCCCGGCAAGGAAGAGTCCCCGAAGCCGGCGGACATCGTGGCTTGTCTGCAAGTTCTTGAGCATGTTGAACCCGACAAGCTCCTGTACGTGTTAGACGATCTCAAGCGGTGCGTCTTGCAGGTCGGGTACTTCATCATCGATACGGGACCGGCGCAGAAAAAGTACGCCAACGGCCAAAACACGCATCTGATCCAGAAGGACAAGGCCTGGTGGACGAAGCGGCTGAAGAAGTTCTTCACGGTCGGGAGCGTGATGGAGCTCCCGATCGGTCCCGCTCCCCCCAATGGAGGACCGGACAAGCGGTTCACGGAACTGCACGTCGTCGTCGGGCCGAAGCAGGGGCAGGCCGTGTCGAAGCGGGCGCTCCGAACAAGCGTTGCGACGGTGCAGGTGGCGTGATGAATTCCCCACGCCCCATCGGCCGGAGCACGAACGGAGCGGGAGGCGACTACCTCGAACTGTTGAAGCACGTTCTCATGGGGACGTTGTTCGCCGAGGATGAGGCCACGCGATCTCTTCTGCTGGATGGATGGCCACTCGCGCCGCGCAAACTGCCCTATGCCTTCACCCTTGTTGGGCAGCGACGGCTGGACAGTTTGCAGGAGCAAATCGAGTCCATCATCCAGGAAGCGATTCCTGGGGATCTGATCGAGGCGGGCGTGTGGAGGGGGGGCGCCTGTATCTTCATGCGCGGAGTCCTGAGAGTCCTTGGGGATGACACGCGACGTGTCATCGTCGCCGATTCATTCCAGGGATTGCCACGCCCGGACGTTGCCACCTACCCCACGGATGCAGGCGACGCCCATTACCTGCGGTCGGAACTCTGCGTCGATCAGCAGGCCGTCACCACGAACTTCAGCCGGTTCGGGCTCCTGGATGACCGGGTGGAATTTGTGCCGGGGTGGTTTCGGGACACGCTGCCAGGTCTGCGGGGGCGCCAATGGAGTCTGGTGCGGCTGGACGGGGACATGTACGAGTCCACGATCTTGGGCCTTCGGCATCTGTATCCTCACCTCTCGCCGGGCGGCTATCTGATTTCCGATGACTACGGGGATCCGGGAAAGGTTCTCCAGGCCAAGAAGGCGGTGGACGATTACCGAGCGGAGCAGGGAATCACTGAAAAAATGAACTGGATCGACGGGCGGGCAATTTACTGGAGAAAGGCTTGATGACGGTCCAGTTTCTCGCCCGATGGACGCGGGATATCGCCAGCAGCCGCATTCGGGCCTGGCATGTCGTGGAGGCCTGGAACCATCCCGACGTGGCCTGCGCGAAACTGTGGGAGTCGCTGCGGTACCAGTCAGGCATCCGGCCGGATGTGCTGGTGCTGCAGAAGCCGAAGATGAAAATTCTCCACCCGGAGACCCTGGGGGTCCTGAAGTCTCAGGTGGGACGCTTGATCTGCGACTTCTGCGATCCAGACTGGTGCCTGGCCAGCGATGAGTACTTTCGAGGATTTGCCAGCCACATGAATGCCTTCGTGGTCAGCAACCGGGGTCTCCAGGCGGGGCTTGAGGAGGACTGGGGCATCAAATCTACGGTGATTGAAGACCGAATGCCTCCGCCGATGACCGTCAAGGCGCATGGGCCAGTTGCTCTCCCTACGTTGGTCTGGTACGGGCAGAACGCGAACCGGGAGATTTGTTTGGCTTCCGGTGCTCTGTCTGTGACGAGGCTCCGTGCGAACCGAGTGCCATTCCGACTCCGCGTCATCGACAACGGCGACGGCCCGCAGTCCGAAAGCCGCGATCTCGGATTGGGAGATCTGATCGAGTACCGGGCGTGGTCGCTCCCCACATTCGAGAGGGATGTCCTAGAGTGCGATATCGCCCTGCTTCCCCCCCATCCTGGTCGCTGGGGGACGATGAAGAGCAACAACAAACGCCTCACGGCCTCATGGCTTGGGCTTCCGACTGCGGACGGGCAGGACTACGACGAGTTGAAGCGGCTCCTGACCGATGTCGAGTATCGGGCGACCCGTGGTCACGAGGCCCGGGAGTGGGCTGAGCGGGAAGGGCATATCGACCAGTCCGTCCAGCAGTGGAAGAACCTCCTCGGGTGGACACCGTGAAGGGTGCGTGGCCTATGTCTGAGATGTTTCGGGTCTTCGTAGGGTTCGATAGCCGAGAGCCGATCGCGTATCACGTCCTCAGCCACTCCATTCTTCGCCGGGCCTCGATTCCGATCGCCATCACGCCCCTGGTCCAGCCCGCACTCCGAGCGGCCGGGATCTACACGCGCGAGCGGGGCCCGACGGAATCCACGGAGTTCTCGATGACGCGGTTCCTGGTCCCGTATCTCTGCGGCTATCAGGGGATCGCGCTCTTTCTGGATTGCGACATGCTCTGTCGGGTAGACCTCGCCGAGCTGCAAGCCGTCTACGGCGGGCATTCCCGCGTTTGCCCCCCGGAGGCCGTCTGGGTCTGCCAGCACGACTACGTCCCGAGGGGCGACACGAAGTTTCTGGGCCAGGTCCAGACGCGCTACCCGCGCAAAAACTGGTCCTCGGTCATCGTCTTCAACACCGAGCGCTGCCGGGCACTCTCGCCGGGCTACGTGCACAGCGCCTCGGGCCTGGAACTGCACCGCTTCCTCTGGCTGAAGGACGAGGACATCGGGTCCCTGCCGCTGGCGTGGAATAATCTTGTTGACGAAAACGGACAAGATTCTACCATAAGTCCGAAGATGCTCCATTGGACCAACGGAGGCCCCTGGTTCAAGGAAACCGCGAATTGCAGTTACGCCGACGAGTGGCGGGAAGAGTATCGCGCCATGAGGGGAGGCACCTAATGGGACCGACGGTGCGGAAGTTCTACGACGAGATGCAGCGGCAGATGGACGGCCACGCCGCCCTAGAGGCCGAAGTCGCGGATCTGGTACAGCAGCGGGCGAACCTCCGAAGGTTCATGGACATCGATGCCGAGAAGGCGGAACTGGCCAGGCTCCAGCAGGAGAAGGCGGGGATTCTGGCTGAGGCGGAGGCCGAGCGGGAGCGGATGCTCGGGCAAGCCCGGTCCGATGCCGACAGCATCCGTCTCAAGGCGACGGAGATCGCCGAGCAGGTCGCTGGAGGCATTCTGGGACGGGCCAATGCAGAGGCCGAGACCGTCCGGGCGGAGTCCCGGGCTCTCGTGGTCGCCGCGCAAGGGGATGCCAGCCGGCTCGTGGCAGCCGCACAGGGACAGGCGCGGCAACTGATGCGCGATGCGGAAGTGGCCACTGCCACTGTGGCCAAGGCTCTCGAGGATGCCGGGAGTACCACGCTCTCGCTCGCCGAACGGGAGAAAGCGGTGGCGATCCGAGAGAAGGCGTTGGCTGAGGCCGAGCGGACCTTCCAGCAGCGCAAGGATGCCCTGGCGGCGTCCCTGGCACGGTAACCGATGGCCAAGAGGGGACTCCAGGAGGCTCTCCGGCTGGCGACACCGGAGGCCAGGGTGGTCGGGGCGGATGTCGCGGTCATCGACCTCCATCTCAGCTTGCAGCCGAAACCGGTTCTGCACATCGGGTACGCCGTGGGAACGGTGGATGCGGACGGGGCGGTGACGGCGGCCGTGGTTCGGATGCTCGCCCTGCCGCTGGAGGATGTCGCGGTCAGGCACGCGGGCATTGACGCGAAACTGTCTGCGGCGGTGGCCGATCTGGTCCAGGCCGCCTACGATCTGTTGGTCGCCGAGGGGGCCGTTGGGACGGGGATACGAAACTAGGGGAGACACCATGGCGCACAAGGGCATGAAGGGGAGCAAAAAGTCGGCATACGCCAAGGGGGAGAAGATGCCGATGGAGTATGGAAAGGGCATGGCCTCCGGGATGAAGCCGATGCCCATGATGAAGGGCGGGAAGGGGAAGTAGGCAGTCGGCGATTCGACAACTGAACGACCCAACCGTTCGGCTGATCACCGGACGGTCCGCAAGGAAACAGAGGCCCAGGAACCGTAGCTACGGGCGGTTGCTGGGCTTTCTGTTTTGGGCTCCTGGAGCAACGCAGTGGCCGACACGCAGGTTCTCGAGCAGGACGTTTCCTACGAATCCAGGCAGCCGGCTGGTGCCGTGGAGGAGCAGCAGGACCTTCGCGTGCCGGATGATCGTGCTTCGTGGGCGATCGGACTCATCTACGAGTGGGAGAACGGGAAGGGCAAGGAGCTGCGGGAACGCGCCAAGAAGATGTTCAAGTATTACAACGGGGACCAGTGGGATCCGACGGTGCGGTCCAAGATGGAGTCCTCGGACGATCCCCGGCCCGTGATGACGTTCAACGAGATCCGGCCAAAGATCGACATCCTGTCGGGCGAGGAGCGACGGAATCGCGAGGACTGGGTCGCCAAGCCGCGGGAGGGGTCCGATGAGGAGGAGGCCCAGATCCGCACGGCCCTGCTCAAGTACAAGCGGGACCAGAACACGCTGGCGGTGGAGGAAAGCCGGGCGTTCGAGGAGGGCATTATCGGGGGGTATGCCGGCGTGGCCTGTGACCTCGTGGCCGATCCCGAGGGCGGGGCGCCGTTGATCCATGTCGAGGCGCGGGACTGGTCCGAGTTCCGGTGGGATCTGACCAGCCGCAAGCCCGATATGACGGACGCACACTGGATGGCCTTGTCCGTCATGGCCAGTCCCGACCGGCTGTCCGAACTCTTTCCAAACTGGTCGGTCGAGATCAACGGCGAGTATGCGAGCCTTTGTCACGACCCCCTGATCGAGGAAGCGGATATCGGCGAGCGCATCGGCGTGACCCGCTATCTCGATGGCCGGATGCGGAAGACCCTCTTCGATACGAAGGAGAAGAAGATCCGCACGATCCAGTTCTACTACCGGACGATGCGGAAGCGGGAGTACCTGACGATCCAGGGTCCGCAGGGCCTCGTGGAGCGGGAGGTTCCGGAGGGCGACAACAAAGAGTTGCGGGCACTGGCCGATCAACTTCTCCTGACGGGACGCGCCCAGCGGAAGATTGTGGCCGAGAAGGCGATCCGGGGCCTTTTGATCGTCGGGCGGCGGACGCTGGCGCAATGGTGGTCGCCGTTCGACGGGCAGGATGCCTTCGGGACACCCTACTTTCCCCTGCATCTCTGGAAGGCCTCGGACACCGATGGCTACATCATGGGCCTGGTCGAGTCCTTGGTAAGTCCGCAGGATGAGGTGAACAAGCGCTGGACGATGATGGTCGAAAACTACCTCAAGACGGCGCGCTCCGGCGGGTTGTACGAGGAGAACGCGTTCGAGAACGAGGCGGAGGCGAAGCGGAAGTGGGGATCTCCCGGCTACTGGGCGAAAGTCCGTCAAAACGCCATCAGTCAGCAACGGATCAAGGAGCACACGGCGAAGCCCCCAGACACGGCCCTGATGATGCTGTTCCAGGCCGCCGAGGCCAGCGTGGACCGGATCAGCAACATGGACAAGGGCCGAATGGGGATGCTGAGCCGGGAGGAGAGCGGGGTCGCGATCCGGACGCGAGCGGTCCAGTCTGCGCTGGTCCAGGTCAAGGCGTTCGACAACTTCCGGAACTTCCAACTCCGACTGGGGCGATTCCTGAATGCCAATCTGCATCTGGAGTTCCCGGTGCGACGCACGATACGCCTCGTGATGCCGACCGGGGACACGAAGTCGGTCGTGCTGAACGAAGTCGTCCGGACGCAGACGGGGGCGACCCGGATCGCGAACAACACGCGGTCGGCTGGCCTCTACGACATCATCATGGATCTGACGCCTGGCAACGCGACCTTCCGGGAAATGCAGGCGCAGAACCTGGGGAATCTGATCGGGCAGATCGGGCCGCCCATGAAGGAGTTGCCGTGGTTCCTGCCGGCCTACGCGGCCCTGTTGAAGGGACAGATTAAGATGATCGACGGGCTGCCGAATCGGGACGAGATCATCAAGGCCCTGGACGCGGCCACGCAGGCCGTCGCCCAGGGCGGTCCTGGGGCCCCCGGCCAGCCCCCGCCCCCGCCCGAGCCGAAGGTTTCCATTGCCCTCAAGGGCGACCTCTCGCCCGAGACGGCCGCAGACCTTGCGGATGGTCGGTTAGACAGCCAGCCGATCCCCGCACAGCCTGAGCCGCCCACTGGAGCATCCACCACGGTCCGCCCAAGTGTTCCGCGGGCCGTGCCCAGGCCTGCGCCTCCGGGACCCCCGGGGGGGCTACCCTTCACCCCGGCCGCACTGACGGTGCCGCGCGCCGGGCCAGTCGGGACACCGAACATCATGGGAGGTCCCTGATGGCGAGACGAGGACCGAAAGGATCGAGCCGGTCCGACTACGGGCCGATGCCGAGTGAGGCCAAGTTGCAGGCAGCGGGAAGCGAGATGAAGCAAAACCCGCCAAGCATCTTGGCGAGTACGCGGAGGAAATTCGGGGCCGAGCGGGCACTCGCTCAAGAGCGGGCAATCCTGTTTTCCAAAGCCAGGCGGGCAAAATGACTGATCCGTGGTCCGGTTATGATTCGCTGATGCCGAGCGAACACGATCTCGGCCAGGACTGGCGGAAGCAGCCGGTCCTGCCGCCCATGCACGCCGGACTGATCCTGCCCTATGACTACAGCCCCGGCAGGCAGCCGTCGGCCGCACGGTTGGATCTTACGGACGGGATGGTGGCCGAGGCCGTGGACATCCTCAAGGACGGGGGGGCGGTGGCCTTTCGCATGCTGCTGGGCTACGAGGACGCCTGCGGATGCATTCATACCTTCAACTGCTCCCACGACGATATCCGTCATGCCGTGGAAACGGCCATCGCCCGACTGTCGCGGGCGGCGCGAACGAGGCTGGTCCTCGTAGCGGAGCCGGGCAAGTCCGATGGCATCATCCTCGACGACAAGGACGGTCGCGATATTCCCGACGTGCGGTTCTGGGTGGCCGCAGGGGCGCAATGCGACCGCTGTAGCAACCGCGTCTGCTCCTGCCCCCCGAACGAGGCAGAGGTGCACGCGATCACGATCCGAGACTCCTTGCGATCGGATCGGTCGGCGACGGCCGCCGAGAATGGCCGGCACGCTGGATCACCGGGCGAGAGCAGGTGATGACCCTTCCGCAGGGCACGCGGGCGCTTACGCTGAGCGGATCAGCGGCCGCAGTCCGGGCGAGATACGGACACATGAGGTCGTCATGCCGCAAGAGCCAGTGACACTGACCCCAGAGCAAGAAGCGGTCCAAGCCGAGGTCAAGAAACTCGGATTGGTCGAGGGAACGATCATCATCGGTGAAGGGGAGGACGCAGCTCCCGCCACACCAGCCGCTCCAGTCGCTCCGGCGGCACCGGCCGCCCCCGCAGCGCCAGCAGGTCCGGCGGCTGCGGCTCCTGCTGCCCCGGCAACTCCGACGGAGGGGGAGCCGGGGACCCTGAAGGAGTGGGCCCAGCGGGAGAAGGAGCGGGCGGATTCGGAGCGGACGCGGGCCGAAGGGTTGGAGGCGGAGAACAAGCGTCTCCGGGTTGCCCTTGGAACTCCGTCCGGACCAGCGCCGACAGAGGCTGAGGGGAATGCCCGCAAGTGGATGCTGGATATTCTGACCTCCGGTGGCCTGCTTGCCGAGGCCTTTGAGAAGTTGCCGGAGGAATCGCTGGATAAGCATCCCTCCCTGCGGAAGCGGGACGTGGCGATCTACCTCACCCGGGATGACGTCGCCCAAACCCAGTTCTTGGGCCGTTTCGAGCCGAAGCAGCGTCCAGTGGTCCAGAAGCGCATCCTGCCCATCCTGCAAACGCAGCGGCAGCAGTCCGGGTATCGAGAAACGTACGACGATCTGTACGACCGCTACGCGCAGGGAGTTCGGGAGCAGGCCGAGTTGGTCGGGTTGGTGGTGAGTGAGCCGAACGCCCCAGCGGCCCAACCGCCGGGGCAGCCAGCCGCGCCTGCTGGGCCGATTCCCCCGAGCCTGTCCGGGGTCCGGGGTGGGGGATCGCCGGGGACCCCAAGTGCAGAACCGTTGAGTATCGAGGACGCCCGCGTTCTCGGTCTGGCGTAATCCGGCCGGGACGGGCAGAAGGAGAATTCAATGGCTGACACCACAGTCGCGACGGGTGATGCCGTCGCGGTCAAGCGATGGGATCCCAAGTTCATCAGGCAGGCGAGCAAGAAGATCTTTTTCGCCGCCATGACGGGCAAGGATGAGAACAACATCGTCCAGAGCAAGCTCGACCTGACCAAGGGGCCGGGGGATCGGATCACGATGCCGCTCTTCCCGCGGTTCTCCGGGGCCGGCGTACAGGGCGATGTGGACATTGAGGGGAATGAGGAGGCGATTACGCCGCAGAGTGACAACGTGTCCATCGACTTCTACGCCCAGGCCTTCCGGGTCAGCGGGCTGATGACGGAGCAGAGAAGCCCCGACGATCTCCGGCGGGCGGCGCGGGAGCAGTTGTCGATCTGGCTGGGGGAGAAGGTGGACCAGCTTGGCTTCGATGCCATCGAGTCGAGCCCGACTCTGATCTATTCCGAGAACTCGGACACGCTGGTCAAGTCCGGCCCGACCACCTCGATCGTGGCCGCTGATCTGATCGAGCCGCACATGGCGAGCTTCCTGCGCCATGCCGCGAACACCCAGAGTCCCAAGATCAAGTGCATCAAGCAGGGCGGGCGGGATGTGTTCGTGCTCCTGATGCACCCGCACTGTGCCTACGACATGAAGAATGACAGCACCTGGCAGAACTTCCACCGGGACGCGGACGTGCGCGACGCCAAGGACAACTACCTGTTCAAGGCCGGGATGGGGACGATCGACGACGTCCTGCTGTATGAGCATGAGAACGTCGCCGTCGCGACCACCTGGGGGGCGGGGGCGGTCTATGGGGCGCGGAACAAGTTCATGGGGGCGCAGGCTATGGCGCTCGCGTGGGCGCGGTTCCCGTTCCTGGTGGAGAAGCGTTTCCAGTATGGCACGAAGTGGGGGGCCATGGTGGGGGCGGTGCTCGGGTTCCGGAAGCTTGTTTACGATAGCAAGGACTTTGGGCTGGCCGAATTGAGGACAGCACGAACGAATCTAAACTGAGTTAACTCCATGAGAATAAAGTCGTTCCAGGGGTTAATTCTGACTTGAAGGAGGAGGACATGCCAACGGAGGAGAAAGCGCGGCAACCTTCCACAGCGGCAACGGCGGTGGCGGACCCGCCGCCGTCAGATAGGAAACTGGTTCAAGTCGACGCCGATGTCTGGGCGGAGATCGTCCGAAGGCAGGGGGCCATGGAGCGGATGCTGGAGCAGATCCAGGCCGAGCGTGCCGCCGGTGGTCCGACGCCGAACATCATCAGACCGCCCGTCGTCGCCAAGACCATGCCGCCGAACTACGTGGTCTGGCTGGGAACTGAGCCCCGCTCGGGCGATTTGTATCTGGGGGCCAAGGGCACGGTCACCACGGTCAACTCCGAGGAGACGACCGTGATGACGGACGGGGACGGCCACGGCAAGCCGCGGACGATCCGGGGGCAGCTCTGTGCGTTCCGGACGACCGAGTACTCGGATTCGGGGATGAAAAGCATCGATTTCATCCGCCGATGCCCCTCGGGGCACAAGTATGCCGGTCGGCTGTTCGCGGAGTTGGACTGTCCGGAGCATGCGGCGTACCTGCATCTGATCGCGCCGGACGGCAAAGGGCACGACAAGGATGGAAACAAGCTGTACGCGTTCCACCTCATCGGGGACTGGATTCCCAAGTACCAGAACCTGGTGCGGTTCCGCATGAACGCGCGGAAAGCCGCCGAGGTGGATGTGGACTTTGTCGCCTCGGATGGCGTGGAGATGCCGTTCGAGGAGTAGCCCTGATGGAGTAGGCGCAGCCGCCACTCCACAGGGCGGGACAGGGAGGAGACACATGGGATACATGCCAGACTTTGAAGGCGAGGAGGCCAAGACCCTGAAGGAGGGGGACGGCGGGATCGTCGGTCCCGCCGGCCAGAAGGTGAAAAGTGCTGCCGCACCGGGCACGGAGCAGATCGCAGCCTGGGGCGGGTTTAGGGGTGGCGAGGAGTTGGTCGACCAGACCGAACCTCAGGCCCTGTCCACCAAAGAGACGGGAGCCCAAGGGGACGAGGCTGGGTCCTAGCCCAGTCAGAGCGCGCGGCAATGGGTGCCGGGCACACAAAGGAGAGACGATGAAGCGAATCCTGACGCTGATCTTCGCCGTGGCGTTCGCGTGGGCACTCACTGCCCCGGCGGATGCCGGCTACTACTTCTTCCAGGTCCGCGACGAGCAGGGGCGGTCCGTCACGTCCGGCTTCAAGTGCCACGTGTACACCCTGGCCTCTCGGACGCAGGACGCGGTGTTTACCGACACCAACTACGGCACGGCCAAGACGAATCCGGTCAATCCGGACAGCAACGGCGTGTGCACGTTCGCCACAAGCGCCTCGACGGTGGACGTGCTGGTCTACGCCGATAGCGGGAATGCCCGGGGGGCTGTGGCCCGCGTGGTGGGGCTGACGGACAAGGACCACACGGTCATCCTCGACACGCAGAAGACGGAAAAGCAGATTCGATTCTACTTCGATGCCAACATCTCGCGAGGGGCCGAGACGGATACGGGGATCGACCTCCCGCTCGGGGCCGTCGTGTACGATGTGTGGGTTGAGGTGGCGACCGGATTCGCCCTGAGTTCCGTGTCTGTGGGACTGCTCTCGACCGAGGCCTCGGGCGTGACCAACGGCTTCTGTAACTCCCAAGGCATTGATCAGACGTGGGGGACAGCCGCCAACCTCCCCGATCCGGCGTTCTTCCGGTGTGAGGCAAGTCGAACAACCCGCCCAGCCGTGGAGGGCATGCTGGGGAGCGAAGGGTTCATCTACAGCAGCAACACGCGCGGTCGACTGCTGGCGTCCTTCGTGCGCGGGCAGACGACCTTCCCGCTGGCACCCCTTGTGACCGTCACATCCCAGGGGCGGTACACCGAGTTTCCGCATCTGGTTCGGCCTGGCGCGGCAGGGAGTATTGTGTATCAGACGAACGACCGGCACACGACCAGTCAAGGTGCGGCGGGATGGGTGACGATTTTTTACCGCGCCCTGAGGAACAAGTAGAACGGGCAGTACGGTCAACTCATGAAAGGGTCCGGGTGGAAATTCGCGATCGGGGCCGGGACGGCGTTTCTGCTCGTCTCGGCCCCGATCTCCCGGCCGCTGTGGCCGCAGTTTGCGGGCATCGTTCAGTCCAGCCGGGACGTGATGGCGGTCTGGTTCGCTTTGGGCGGTAGCCTTGCCATCGGGGCACTGGCCTGGCGAGTTTCCCCAGCCGTCACCTGGCTGGTCGGCGCCTATGCCCTGAGCGGTCTCGCCTACGGCTTTCAGGGACTCAGCATGATGAATCTCCAGTCCCTGCTGTGGGGGACGGCTCTGCTGGCCCTGCTCACGTATGCGTGGCCCGAGCACAAAGGGATCATTTTGTGGGCGTTGACGGCGGCGCTGACTGTCCACGTGGCCGTCGCCCTCAGCCAGTACTTTGTCGAGAACTACGGGTGGCCGACGCCAGCCGGCTTGGTATACCGCGACCCCTTTTTCATGACGGCCAAGGTCGTCCACGAGGTCGAAGGGCTCGCCTCGCACTACTCCCTCTTGGGGGGCCTTTTGGCCGTGGCCATGCCGCTGCTGTATCTCAGACTCGGCTGGCCCGTCTGGGTGGCCACGCCCGCAGTCATCCTGGCGCTGCAGCACCGATCGAGCATGCTGGCGGCCGGTCTGGCCGCCTTCCTCATGATTCCTGGGAGGCGGAAGTGGCATGCGGCGTGGATCGGGGCCATTCTGACTGGTCTCGTCGTGGTCATCCGCGGGGCGTTCTCGGATTTTGCGGGTCCGTCCCTGACAGCCTGGACCAGCACCCGAATCGACGTGTGGGTCATCACCCTCGCCAAGGCCCTCCAGAAGCCCTGGCTGGGCTGGTCCCCGGGATCCTTTTACCTCTGGAAGCCGACCTTTATCACGCCGCCAGCTAAGGCCGGTCTCACCTTCATTCAGGCCCACAACGAGTTCCTCCAGCTCTTTTTCGAGGTCGGGGTGATCGGCTTCGCGGCCGTCCTGATCTACTTCATTCACACGGGCTGGCGACTCAAGCGGGCGCGGCCGTGGACGCGGGAATTGCGGTGCGCCGTAGCGTCGGCGGCGGCCTTTGCCCTGATCGCGTTCGTGAGTTTCCCCTTGCGCATCGGCGTAACGGCGGTGGGGGCACTGCTCACGCTGGCGGCGTTGCACGGAGAACTGCTGGAGATCGAGGACACGCGGAAGGCAGCGGACGCAGTAGCACGGAGGGCCCATGAGGGTGGTCATCTGCCTCTCGTACGGCGTAAGCGTCGCCGACTGGCACCGCCAGGGGATTCTGGCCAGGGAAACGGCGGGGTATCGGAAACTGCCCGGACTGGTGATGCTGCTGGCACCCGATCTGGAGCAGAGCGCACACCGCATGGCACATAGCGTCGAGCCGTTGCGGATTCTGGCTCGCCCCGCCTGGTGTCCGATGACGCTCTACAGCCTGGTCGGGCCGTTGATCCATTGGAGGAGCTTAACTGGACTGGACGAGGTGCGGATGCACAACGGGCCAGCAGCCTGGACAGCAGTCATTACCCGCATCCTCTTCGGTAAGCGCTTCGTGGCGCGCTTTGGCTTCATCTGGTCCTGGGACATGATCCGACGGGGGGTGCCGCTGTGGAAGGTGTTGCCCGTGCTGGCCTCGGAGTGGCTTGCGTGTCGGCTGGCGGATCGGATCGAGGTGTCGGCGGCTTCGCAGGCGGCGTATCTGCGGGCAGTACACGGAGTGGTCTGACGCACAGTGCACAGCGCAGAGGGCAAAACAAAGGAGGGGACTCCATGAGTGTGACGGGGAAGTTGCAGGGGATTTCCGCACGGGGGTACAGACTGCGGTGGTCGGTGGACCACACGCCTGAGCCGGACTACGACACTCTGACGCTGGCCCTCATCGATGCCGGGGGATCGGTCGTCCTCTCGAACAGCCAGCGGGTCAAGGCCCGAGGCGCCGTGGTGACGAAGGAGAGCGAGGAGGCGCAGAAGAATGCACTGATCACCTGGGCGGAGGAAGTCACGCGCTCACCGATTCAGCCGCCGCCGAACCCCACGGATGACGCACCGACTCCAGAGCCTGAGCCGATCGCCGCGCCGGAGCCGGTGGCGGCCCGCCCTGTGGGCCCGGTCCCGCAATCAGGTTTACAGGAGAGCGAGGTGGCCGATGGCTAAGACATCGGTGAAGCCATCCCCAACGTCTGGCCCACTGCGCCCCAAGCCGACGATTCGGTTTGATCTCGGTGAAGGGCTCCCGTCGCGCCTGCCAGCCGTGAATTCCGAGGTCACGCTGACGGTCAAAGGAACCCTCGTGAAGATCGCGGCGAAGGACGCGGACTTCAACGAGTACGCCACGATCACCGTGCGGCCGAGCAGTGTGGTCGTGAACGACGGCAAGAAGAAGTGACCACAGACCACTGACCACGGACGACAGGAGAGCCCATGGCTGACACCACGATCCCGGCGGGGAGTCCAATGACGCCGGTCCGATGGCCGACGAAGAAGAAGGGGAAGGGGCGATAGATGCCGTTCGGGTTCACGCCTCCGACTCCGGCCCCGACGCCAGAGGAGTTTGAGGCCATGCGTCGGAGCCTCGGAGGCGGTCTCCTCGACATAATTCCCGCGACCGCCCCCTACGCCACGGCCCTCTTCGGACCCCCGGAGACGAGAATGGCCGGACCGAGCACGATCAGCCGTGTTGGGCCCGTTGTGAGGTTACCGGAGATTCTGCAGCGCCTTTTCGGGAGTGCCATGCGGCCCAAGGCTACGCCGCCTCAACTGACGGGTCTGACGAGACCATGGCCCGGTGTGTATCGGGGGGCAGTAGAGCAGGGACGAATGCAACCGAAGTCCTTCGCCAATCCCCTGACGTTCGAGATGCCGCCGATTTCTGATGCTGAGCGCGCGGCCCTGTTGAGGAGCCTCGGCATGACGGGACCGTAGATGGGCCTCTTGACCGCAACCCTTATCATCGACCAGGCCATGCAGGCGGCGGGAAATACGCGCATCCAAGCGTGGTCCCTGGTCCAGCTCAACACGATTCTGCGGGAGGTCTATCGGCGCCGGGAGTGGCCCTTCACCGTCATCAACGTCGAGACGCTGTCCACGACGGCCAGTCAGGCGTATACAGACTACTCCGGGTTGACCCTGACCCTCTGGAAGCCGACGGTGATTCAGATCCGGTCTGGCACGAGCCTGTTCCCCGTCACGCCGCGCAAGGGCGGACTCTCGGCCTATTTCGCGGACACCAGCCGATTGGCGGGGACGGGCAGACCGAGCAAGTACGTCTTGGACCGCCGGAATTCGCGCATCTACTGGGCGGACAGCATTCCGACGGCGGCGGAGACGATCTCGCTAACGTACATGGTCGCCGTAGCGGATGTGGCCCTTGGTGGGACGCCCGACCTCGTCACCCACACGAAGAACGGGGAGCAGTACCTGATCGCCAGGCTGACGATGGAGATTAAGAGTCTGTACATGGGGGAAATCACGGAAGGGTCTGCGATTGCGACGCTCGTCCGAGAGAAAGAGGGCGCACTCCTCGACGAGCGGTTCGATGACTCGGACGCGGCGACAGAGATTCCGGACAATGTGAGGTACACCTGATGCCGCCAGCCAGACCGCTGGAAATCGCCGACGCCTTCCGCGGCGTGAGTCATTTGGGGGATCAGCAGTCCATCTCCCGGCGACAGCTCTGGCAGGCGCAGAACTTCTGGGCCCCGGGGCGCGGTGTGGCAGAGACCCGGCTGGGTGCCGCCCGCTTCAACAGCAGTGAGGTGTCGGGGGGCAAGGGCCGGAACATCGCCCGGTATTACCCGGCAGGCGGGACTGCTCGCAAGATCGTTGCCTTCAATTTGGCTGGCGGGGACAAACTCTACTACGGGACGGACGCGACGGGGGCCTTGACCGAGATCACCGGGGCCACGGCCCTCAGTGCAAACAAGCAGTGGCTCTTCAGCCAGTTCTCCGGGAACTTTTACGGCGGGAATGCGACGGAGGCCATCCAAAAAAGCACCAATGGGACGACGCGGGCCAACATCGGCGGAAGTCCTGCCCCGCCTGTGGCGTATCCGGGTCCGGTCTATCGGTCGCGGCTGACCTTCTTCGGCAACCCTAGCTTCCCGAAGCGGTGGTACTACACGGACACGTTCACCGAGAACGTCCCCGCCGACAACTACGTCACCATCGAGCATCCTGAGGACATCAGCGCGGGAGCCGTCTATGGACGCGACGACGATCAGGGGGTGTTTGGGGACCTCGCCATCTTCACCCCCAGCAGTACCTGGATCGTGCGCGGAGACTTCAAGGATATCGGGGGCGGGTATAGGCTGGACCGGGCCACGGATCGGCTGGGGTGCCCCTCGCCCCTGACCTTGGTGGACACGCCCTACGGATTATTTGGACTCGGCTACGACGCCACGACGGACTTCGTCGCGTTTATGATCCCGGTGGGATACGGGCGGCCGGTGGTGGTCTCAGACGCCATTCGCAACTTGGAGACCATGCCGCGGGCCTCCCGCAACCTGGCCAGTGCGGTTTACATAGACGGCTGGGTGCGGATCGCGTTCGCACCCTCCGGGCAGACGGTCCCCACGAAGGAGTGGTGGGCGGATCTGCGGGGCTACAGTTCCAACAAGCCCGACTTCGGCATTGAGTGGTGGGGGCCGATGACGGGCCGGAACATCGGGGCCATGATGGTGCAGAGCGAGGGCAGCGATGCCAACGAACTGATCGCGGTGGATGCGAATGCGGGGTACGTGAATACGCTGGATCCGGCGGATACGTGGAAGGATTTCGGGACCGCGTACACGGCTGTCCTGGAGACGAAATCCCTCGACGGCGGCAACCCCCTCTACGCCAAGACCTTCGCGGGCTTCATGGTGGGGGCGAAGCCGACGGCGGATGAGAATGTGGCCGTGCGGGTCCTGCTGGATGATGCGATTGCCATTGCCACCGAAACCCTTCCCATGGTCACCAGTTCCCCGCTGGTCGGAGAGGCGACGGTCGTGGGTGATGACACGATCGTGGGCGGCCCGAGATTTGCCGAGTATCTGCAATTCCTCGGCAGTCCGCTCTTTGGGCATCGGGTCAGCTTGGAGTTGACCTACGGTGGCGGGAATCAATTGTCCGTCCGGAGAATGAGTGCAATCGGCAGCGTGTCGAGACGCCTGCGGATCTAAGGAGAGATTCATGCAAAGATTTCTTGCCGCCCTTCTCAGCCTTCTCTTGGTCCTTTCGTCACTGACTGCCTTCGCAGACTCTTTGTCGATCACGGCATGGCAGACGGGGGACGCCCTCAATAGCACAAATTTGAACGCCCGCATGAACAGCATCAGCACCTGGGCCAACGGCCTAGTGGCAAATGACAACATCAAATCCACCGCCGCCATCGTCGGCAGCAAACTCGATCTCACCTCCGGCACGGGACGTATCTCTCACACGACGTCCGTTACTGATGATGCTCCAGTGTTCACCAGTGCCCAGACCTGGAACGATGCCGCTGAAGTATTCTCGGCCTGGCGGCTGACGGTCACGAACACGAACTCTGCCTCCACCTCACGGCTTATTGATCTGCGCGTGGGCAGCACGATCATTGCCAGTATCTCCCGCACGGGGCAATTCAGCCTGAATCCTCAGAATTTCTCCTCTGGGCCGACGACGATGATGGATGGGGCGTGGTTCAATGTGGCCAGCGCCACGATGACGGACAATATCACCGCTGCCTCTGGCACCGCACCGATGTTCATCGCGTACGCCTTCCAGCGCCCCGCCGTGGCTGCCGCGAATTCCTCAGTCACGACGACCAACGCCGCCACCGTCTTCATCGCCAGCGCCCCGGTGGCTGGCGACAACATGACCCTGACGAATCGTTACGCGCTGTGGGCGGCGGATGGTAGCTTCCGTTTTGGCGCCGGTCCCCATGCCATCGGCGGGGCGACGAATCCCACCGCGCAGCTTCTCTTGACAGGCTCATATACGCCTTCGTCGAGCGTTGATGCGGCAGGTATTGTTTTGACCAGTACCCTCACTCCCGGCGCCGTGAACCTGAATGCCCGTGGAGTGCTAATTCAAGCGACGTTCAATAAACTCGGGAGCGGTACTCACACGATCTTTGCGGGCGTTCAGGTTGACGCTCCTACGGTTGGCGCTGGTGCAGCAACGCTAACGAATGCAGCAACGGTGTACATCACGGGCGCCCCCACCGCCGCGACGAACAACTATGCGCTGTGGGTGGAGGGGGGCGACGTGCGTTGGGGTGCGCCGCTTGTCGCTCTCGGCGGCGGTGCCGCTCCAACCTTCGGCACGATCGGTGGCTCCGGACCCGCAACGGGGGCTCAGAACTCATGGATGCGTATAATCGACTCGACCGGGGCCACCTTCTGGGTGCCCGCGTGGAAATGACATGGCGAAGCCTGATCTCCCCTCGGAAAGGGGCAAGCGGCACGAGTTGTTCCTAAGCGAGGTAAACCGATGGGGCGGGAAATAGTTTCTACGTCCCAGCTATGAATGCGTCGTGGTAGTTATGCGCGACCTCACGTGGTATCAGCCCTGGCCCTGGCCGGTCTATGACGAGCCGGAAGACGCCCCGGACGGCTGGCCCGGCTTCCTGGCGGCACACCAGCATGAGGAGATCGCCGTCGCCCACTGGGACATCGCCAAAGCGCAGCAGGCGGGTGTGTGGTCGGAGGGCCTGCCCAACCTCGCCGTACTCCTGTTCAATTGGTATCCGGCCTGCAGCGCCGTGCCTGTCTTGTTTCGATGGGCCTATGTGCCGTTCAAGACGCTGGAGTACCGGTTACGCTACTCAAAGCGCGATGTGCCGTGTTACTTGACACTCTGGCGTTTGGATCGAGCAGCCAGTGACGACGAGTACGGATACCACTACTGGCCCAGCCGTTTTTGGAACGCGTGGTCGTTTTTTTTCTTCAAGGTGCTGTTATGGCCAAGAGCCACTGGACGAGCGTTCTTCTAATCACAGGGATAGGGGTCTGGGCATTCCCGCCCCTGGCAGAGTCCCAAGACGCACTGGGGGCCTGTCAGGACCAACTCCGGGGCGTGCGGGTGTACGCCGAACGCCTAGCGAAATCCAAGCAGGCAGATGATCTGGACGCGGCGCAGGTGATTGCGAACCTCATCAAACAGATTGAGAGCCTTCAGGCCGAGATGCAGCGGATAAAGGCGAAGCCACCAGAGAGTCCTACGGTTCCGAAAGTCGCCCCACAGGGCGGGGAGACACACTGATGGCCATTGACCTCACCGGCATCTTCCAAGGCGGCCCCGGCGCGAAGGGCGAGGATTTCTACAAACAGTTCCCCTTCCTCAGGCCTCCGGCTCCCCCGGAGGAGTCGCTGATGCGGTACGCGACCGCCCCAAAGCCCACGCAGCCTCCGACCCTTCCCATGACGCAGAATGCGCAGGGAGTCTGGGAGCCGACCGGGCCCGCACCGACCACGGGGGCAGACCTCTCCGGACTGGCCCCGCTGCGGCAGGCAAGTCGGCAGACCCTAGCGAATGCCTACGATCCGGGCGGGGGGGTGGACCAGCAGGCCCTCCAAGATCTCATCAATCGGCAACTCTGGGGGACGGGGGAATCTGCGGGTGTGTACTCCGGCATGGCCAGCCGCGGCCTGAACGAGTTACAGCCCGAGACCCAGTACGCCACGAGCAGGGTCGTCAAGGATTCTCTCCAGCAGCTCGCCGATCAGTACGCCGCCCGCCAGCGGGCCGCGATCGAGACCGGCCGTACGACGGAGATGACCGAGCCGAACTTCCGATTGACCGAGGCCGGCGTGACGGGGGCATATGGGGGGCAGCCGACGTTGGAGAATCTCCTCGGCACCCGGGCCCTCGACATCCGGGGTGAGGAAGCGGCGACGCGGTCAAAGCAGCTTGAGGAGGAGTTGAGTTTCCGGCGGCAGGCGCTGCTCGGGTCGATGATCGGGGGATTGGCCGAGCGGAGCGGACTCCTGGATCTGATATTTGGCGGCCGTGCTGGCACGGCAGGCGGGGGACTGTTGGGAACGGCAACCGGTGCTGCGACACGGGGGCTATTGCCGCAGGCCGTGCGATGGATCGGGGAACAGCTTGGATTTGGCAGCGATATTGCGGCGTATACCCCGCAGCAGCGGGCCATCATCGACTCCATGACCCGGCAGGATGCCATGGTGGAATCGATGAACATGGGTCAAGGCGGGGGCGGGGGCGGTGGTGCTGGCGGGGCGGTTGGCGGGGCGGCCAGTGGAGTCGGAGCCGCAAATACCGTCAGCGGTATGGCGGGCGGGCCGACGATCCAAGGTCTGTTGGCTGGCGTCGGGGCCTTAACTCCAGGGGGTGTCGGAGCAGCCGCGCCATCTATCGAGGCCGGGTTGGTTGAGATGTTGGGGCCGGAGCTGGCCGCCGAATTGGGGTATGGGGCTGGAGCCACTGCTGGCGGCGCAGCGGGCGGCGCTGCTGGCGGCGGTGGCGCGGGGGCCGGTGCAGCTGGCGCAACTCCGCTCGCCGCTTGGGCGCTTCCGGTTGCGGCGATTGGCTTGCCGGTGGCAGCTGGTCTAAGTGCCGGCTACGCGAACAAGAAACTTATGGGTGCGGAGTATGGAGCAAAGATGGCGTTCCAGGGTCAAATGGCCAAGAATCCACAAATCGGGCAAACCCTCTTAGCGAACTTCCAAGATGAGGTGAACAGGGCCATCGCAGCCGACGTGGACGTGTATCCCGGCGATGTGATGACTCGGGCGATCCAGCGGACCGGCATTCCCACGACGAATGACGTTTATACGGCTGGAATCAGTCAGGTACTAACGGGTGAACAGCCATACGCGCAAGTGTGGGCACAACTTCATGATTGGCTACGGCAGAAAGCTTACTCGATTTACGCCAATCCAGCCTGGGATATGGACCTCGGGAAGTAGTTGCGGCCGATGTTGTAAGCGGGGGGGCGGGCTGACTGCGGAAGAGTTAACACGATGGGGGGACATGTAGGGTCTGGTGTTCTGACCGAGGGCGAAAAGACGATTCGGAGAGTGCGATGGCCAATTTCCTGAACGTCGGGATTCCCTCAGCTATCTTGGCGGCCGTCGGGTCGGCACCCGAGCAACGGGAGCGGGCGGACCGACTCGCCCAACTCGAGGCTCAGCGGCAATACCAGGCCGAACGGCTCGGACTGGATCGGGAGACGCTGGCGGAGACGCGCCGGCAGCACGATCTGCAGTACGGACCGAGCACGATCAACGTCCCCGGCGTCGGGGAGATCACCGGGCCACGCTGGGCCATCCCCTCCCTGATTCAAGCGGCGTCTGCTCGGGAGCGGGAGGTGAGTCCGACGGAACTCGGGGCACTGGCGACCATCCGGGAGCGCATCGTGAATCCCCAGGTGGGCGGCATGGTGGATCTTCCCCAAGACATCAGACTACCGCGGACCTCGGTGGAGAAGCTCTTCACGGAGGCGGGGGCGCAGCGGAAAGAGGTCGATCTTGCCGCCGCCAAGCAGAAGCAGGGACTCGCGAATGCACGGTACCGGCAGGCATACTCTCTCGGGATCGCTCAGGGAATTCCCCATCCGGTCGCCGATGCGATGGCAATCGAGACCGCGACGAAGGAATTCGGCGTGGCACCTGAGCGTGAGGCCTTTGCAACGGAGCCAAGGGAGGGGCGGCAACCCACCGAGGCGAGTCTTGCGTTCGATGCGGCTCGCGGAGATCCCGCCAAGGCCCTGGACATTCTCAAAAAGCAAAAGCGGGAGGTCGGACGGAGTAAGGTGGATCTGGCTCTTGAGGTGGCTGGCGGAGATCCCGCCAAGGCCATCGCCATCCTGGACCGGGATGAACAGCGGGAGCGTGACTCCGCGTGGGCAAAGGCCAGCACTATCCTCACGCAGGCCCGGAACATACGATCCATGGAGCAGGGCCGATTCGGCAAGATCATCATGGATCCGGTCGAGGAGGAGAACGTGATCAGTCGCATCGCCAATCAACTGGCGGTGGGGACGCGCGATCCACTGGTCCAGGACATTGTTCGGACAATGATGGGGGGGCTTGGCGGGGGTGTCCAACCCCCTGGGGCACAGCCGCCCGTGGCTCCTCCAACTCAACCGCGTCCCGCGCCGGCCGTGCGGCCACCGGCACCAGCCGGGGCACCCGAGACGCTTAGTCGACGTGACACACGGTACAGCAAACTCCAGGGTCGTGGACTGTCCGACCAGCAGATCGAGACACAATTCGGGGTGAGGATCGTTCCATAGATGGGGCTCGCTGAGATCGACAACTTTCTGAGTGCTGACACGCCACGCGCCGGAGGACTGGCGGCGATCGACGACTATCTGGAACAGCCACCTGCCTCCTCAACCTGGCGCGATCGCATGTTCAAGACCGGGCAGGAGACGCTGGCGGATCCGAACGCGACGACCGGGGAGCGGTTCTTGGCGGGGGTGACGACCGGGATGCGGTCCGTGCCAAGTCCGTTCCGTCCCCTTCCAGGGCCACAGGCGACGCTTGAAGAGATCCAACAGGATCCGCTTCCGACCCGGATCGCCGAAGTGCCGATGCTGCCATTTTCGATGGCGTTTTCCGGGGTCACGCGTGGGCTGGAAGAGGCCGGGGTCATCAGCCGGGAGACCACGGAGAATCTGGCGAAAATCCCCGTGGCGCTCGCCCCGATGTTCATGGCGCCGCCTCCACGGCCAGCACGATCCATCCCACCCCTGCGGGCGAAGCAGGCTATGACTGAGGCTCCACCGATCGTCCGACCGATTCCAGAGCCTGGGGGGCCACCGATGCAACCGGTGGAGCCCCCCGTTGCCCCCCGTGCCAGACCGATGGGTCCTGTCCCGGAGCCGACCGTGACCCTGGGGAGTTTGGGCGGGGGCCTGCAAGATATCGCTGGCTACCTGCCTGAGTCAGTCCGGAATCTGCCTGCGACCTATTGGAAGGAGGTCCAGAAGGGCTTGGATTACATCTCCGCCAAGACGCCGAGTGTCCTCCCGATCGTCCGACCGATTCCAGAGCCTGGGGGGCCACCGATGCAACCGGTGGAGCCCCCCGTTGCCCCCCGTGCCAGACCGATGGGTCCTGTCCCGGAGCCGTTGACCACCGTCGCCCCGGAACTCGCTATGCCGGAGGTCATCCGCCGGGCGATTGAACCGACCCGTCCAGCGAAACTGCCTGCGGTCGGGATCGGGGATGTGCAGGAAGTCCGGTTCGACGCCAAACAGGAGAAGGCCAAGATCGCCGGGTACCGGGCGGGGGCGGAGGAGCCGATTCCAGTACCGAGAGCCGAGAGCCGAGAGCCGAGCAAGATGGAGGGAGCGGCCCGGGAGCCATTCTTCGGGGAGGTGGACCGACTGGCGGCGGAAGAGGCTGGGCTCTTCCGGCGGGAGCCCGTGGGTGCGCCTATGCGCGTCGAGACGCCAGAAGGGGCTCGGGCGGTCACCGCCATGGATCCACGCCTTATGAAGGTTTTGGGGGGGAACCTCTATTCGGGCGACCTTGGCGTTGTGGCCGTGAAAGAGATGCTGCAGAACGCCACGGACAGTCTGCGCGCCCTGGAGAAGCCCGGCACTGGAACCGTCCGGGCGTCGGTGGACTCCGTTAAGCGGACGATTACGGTCACGGATACTGGGGCGGGCATGACGCCGGAGGTGGCGACCAGGGAATTGGTGGATATCGGGGGATCGTCAAAGGCCGAAGGCTCGGCCGGGGGATTTGGAATCGCCAAGGTCGCGATCTTCTCCAACGCCGAAGACATCCGAATCGTGAGCGTGGCCAAGGACTCTCGGACTGGCAAGGTAGTGTCCACGACGCTGCACGGAACTGGTCTGGACTGGGCCGATCCGGCCAAGGGGCTCTCGGTCGAGAGCAAGCCCATGCCGCCGGATGCCCAGACCGGCACAACGATGACGATTCGCCTCAGCCAGGAGACCCCGTTTTCTCTCGGGCCCTCCCGAGACTTCCTTCAGGCGTTCGCAGACACCCATCGCCTCGAGGGGAAATTCACGTTGGAAGTGAATGGAAGTCCGGTGACACCCGGGGCAGGACCGCCGGTCGAGCGGATTGCCAGCCTGCCTATCCAGGAGGCGACGATCGATATCTACGCCTCGAAGGAGACCAAGCGCGTTCCGAGCATCGACTACGTCGTCCTGAACAAGGGTCTGCCGCAGTTTCGGGATGCCTTCTGGACCGGCAACGATCTCCCACTTCCGGAACGCGTCATCCTGGACGTGAAACCCACGGCAGGTCCGGAGTCGGCCGGATATCCCTTCCGGCCTGACCGACAGGGCTTTCGGGGTCACGTCACCGACTCCCTGAACAACTATTTCATGCAGCAACTGATGGCCGATGCGGCCCAGGCCGACCGAGCCATGTACGCCAAATCCTTCAAGGAAGGACGCCCCATCGGCCGGACCGGCATCCACCTCATTGACACGACGGGGGCCTTGCCGACCAAGTTCCTGGACGCTCTGGCGTCCGAACCGCATCTGGCCACGATCGCAGAGCAGATTAAGGTCGCCTTCCACCTCCTCCAGGCCGAACTGCCCGGTCTGCCCCAGGCCGAATTCGGAGGGATTGGTCTGAGCGAGCGGTTCCTCGCGACCAACGTGATGGGCAAGGCGGTCTTTGGGGAAGGGGCCAAGAACCTCATCCTTGTCAATCCGTACAGCGTCCTGGCCGAGGTCGAACAGGCGATCAGACTCGGGCAGGTGAAGCGGGCCCAGGCCCGTGAGCACTTCGGCGATCGCCTGGTCGCGGTCCTCATCCATGAGCTCAGCCATCAGGGGAGCCGGGCACACGGCGAGGAATTCGCTGGTATCCTGACCCGGAGTTATGCTACGCTATCTCGGACTGCGGTCAAGGTTGCGGATCGGATCGCGTATGGGCTCTCGCCACGCGATCTGTTCGGGAGGTCTACGGATGTCTACGACGGCGCCGCCAAAGCCCTCGGCCAGCTCCAGCCCCTCTGGCAGACTGCACCGGATATTTTTGGCAAGATTAGCACCGGCCTTGCAGAACCCAGCCGAGGCGGCCGCCCTACGGGCGGTCCTCGGACTGGCCCAGCAGGCGGGACTGGACCCGAAGGCCCTGTACGAGGACGCAGTGAAGTCCAGGCCGGCAGGGTGGAGCCCAGCCCCACCGTACGGACTCGTCCGACCAGGGTCCGCGAGGAAGTTGCCCGCCCCGGAGGCCCCGAGTCCATCCCCGGCCCCGGCCCCGTTGCCCCCGGCGGAGTCCCCGAAGGCGCCAGCCGGGTTCCCGAACCCATCCGGAGCATAGTTTATGGCGGCCGACCGGCCGAATCTTCTGTACCTCCGCCTGCTGGTGAACCGCCCGTAACCCTCGGCAGTCTCGGCGGCGCCCTCCAAGAGGCCGCCCGGTATCTGCCGGAATCAATCAGGAATCTCAACGCAAAGCGCCTCGCATTCATGCAGAGAGGCATTGACGCCCTCGCGGCGAAGCTGCCGAAGGTGTTCCGTGAGGCCCGGGGGCTGGGCGAGGAGTACGTCGATGCCGTCCACGACCGCGGGGCGACGTTGGCAAATTACGTCGAGCGGGCGGTGGAACTGTCCGGCAAGCTCCAGCACGGACTGACAAATGCCGAGAAGGCCCGTGTAGATCAGGTCCTCCGCGGCGGAATCACGGTCAATCCGGCCATCCAGCGCATCGTCGAGCCCGTTCGCGGCCTCATCAACGAACTCCAGGGCAAACTGATCGAGTACGGCTATCTGACGCCGGAAGATGTCCAACTCTTCCAAGAAAGGTTCCGCTCCCACCCGGACTACCTGCGGCGCCTGTACGAGACCAAACTTGTCCCGCCTGAGCAACCCTTTCTGTCTGGGGAACTGACGGGGCCAGTCGGCCGCGGGGTGAAGTCTGAAGCCCTGATGATGCGGGGCGACATCCAGGAAGTAAAATTGCCCCCCATGGGAGGGGAGCCACTCGTGGGTGCCCAGCGGGCGGATTTTCTCCAACCATGGCTCAAGAAGGGCTACCGGCTGATCAAAGCCGAGGGCGACACGGCCACACTCTTCCGCGACATTCCTGAGCCAATCCGCAAGGCCATGGGCGAGGTGCGGACGAAGCCAGGCTTTGTGGCGGCCAAGACGGCCGTGGAACAGGCCCGGATCGTGGCCAATCACGAGTTCCTGGCCAAGATTGCCGAGAACCCGGAGTGGGCGAAGGCCGGCCTGACCGATGCGGAATTGGCCAGCGGGGCATGGACGCGGCTGACCGGCGACAAGAAGAAGTGGGGGCCGCTGGCAGACTTCTTTGTCAAAAAGGACGTCGCCCTCGAGGTCCAGAACAGTATTCGGATTCGCCAGGACTGGGAGAAGGTGGTCGGACGACTGGTCGGCCTGTGGAAGTATGGCAAGGTCATCCTCAACCCGGCCGCCATGGGGCGGAATATCATTTCCAGCGGCATCCTGGCCGACTTCGGGGGCCTCCACCCGTGGATGGTGGATGAATGGGCGAAGGGGGCCAATCAGATCCGGAAGGGCGACGGCGTGTGGCCGGAAGCCAAGCAGATGGGTCTGTTCCGTTCCGGCTTCGCGCAGAATGAAATCCTGGCCCTGTCCGAGGGCATCGCCAAATCGACACAGCCAAATGGGATGCTCCGGATGCTGGATGCCGTGCACGAGATCGCGGAGGCGGCAGGCCAAAAGACCGGGGTCCGCCCCTCGCGTCTCTATGCGGCGATCGAGAACTTCTACCGATTCAACCTGTACCGCTATGCACGCGAGACACTGAATCAATCTCCCAAGGATGCCCGGCGGTACGCCCTCAAGTACGCGATCGACTACGAGGTCGTGTCGCCAGCCGTTGCGGCACTCCGAGGAACCGGTGGTGGGTGGGCCGCCCCGTTAGCCGCCCTCGTCGGAGCGCCGTTCGCTACATTTTCCGCGAAGGCGATCCCGTTGACCCTGGAGACCCTGGCCCTGCATCCGATCCGCGTCTTGAAGTACCCAGCGATCATCTACGGGATCTCGAAGATGGCCGGGCCGATGATCGGGCAACGCGAGGAGGAGACGACGGCGCAAAGGGCTCTCGGGGGACTCAACTGGCTACGATATGCCCTGATTCCCTGGCGGGACAAGGACGAGCGCAGTCAATACTTTGATCTAGGCTATACCCTCCCCTTCGGGGATCTGATCGAGACTTGGGACTGGGCAACTGGGGGTATGGGGCGGCGGGCAAACATTGCCTTTGCCCCCATCGTGGGGCATCCATCCTTTGCCATGTTCGAGGCCATAGCGAACCGAGCCACTTTCACGGGGAAGGACATCTCGGAGCCCTCGGATACGGCGTTGCAGTCGCTGCAGAAGCGGGTCGGACACATCTACCAGAGTTGGGCACCTTCTCTGGCTCCGCCCCTTCCGGGTTTGCCGAAGGGTGGGTACGGGTATGAGGACCTGCGGCGGGCCTTTGCCGTCCCGCCGGAGACCGATTTCATGGGCCGGACGCGGAGTCCTGTCGCCTCTGTCCTCGCCAACGTGGCTGGTCTCCGGGCACAAGGCGTGACGACGGCCGAGCTCGCCAACTTCAAGGCAAAGCAGTACGAGGCCATGCTGGATAGCCTCGATAAGGAGGCTCTGCAGATCGCGACCAAGTACCGGCTGAACCCGGAGGAGGCGAATCGGCGGATGGAGCAGTTGAAACAGCGGGCCATCGAGATCGCGACGGAGGCCAAGAGCCTGTTCAGTCTTGTCCCCCGCGGGGCCAGTCGGCCAGCGGTGCCAGCGCAAATTCAGCGGGCGGTGGGGGCGGGACGCTGATGCCCCACGAGAAGCGACGGGCGGAGGACCGGATCCCGATGATGGGGTTGCTCGCCGGGGCGCCGTGGTGGTTCCGCGCACTCATCTTCGTCCTGTTCACGTTTCTTGGGCCGAGCGTCTTGGCCACGTTCCTGCTCCTGGCGGCTTTTGGCATGATCGACAGCCCGGTGACGAACACCCATGATCTCGTGGAGCGGCTGCAGCGGGGCCAATCACGGCACTCGCGGATGCTCCGCTTGCTCTGCCGCCGCACCTCCAAGACGGAAACCCATATAACCGAATGCGAGGAGGCGATGCGTGTGGACACTTCGACCGCCCGCTAGGATATGACCATCACCATTGATCTCGGCACGATCCTTACCAGCGTTCTTTCGGGACTAGCCCTGATGGGGATTGTGGCGATTTTCCGGCAACTCAAAACGATGAACGGGAGCATCCGGGAACTCCAGACCTGGCGGCAAACGTACGAGAAATATGCCGATGAGCGGCACAAGGAACATGCCACCGAGCACGCGAGCATCTGGGGGGCCATCGAGTGGCTCCGGGACCGGCTCCGATGACCGAGAGACCGACCGCCTATGTCTCGGAAACTTTGGTCGCGTGGATCTGGACCGCCTATCCACCCCAGACTGCCTGGGATGCGGTGCGGCGGCTGATGGCGTCGGCGGCACTGATGGACCAGTGGCCGGAACGGTACGGGCGGCGGCACACGGTCGGGCCGATCTTCGACCCCACCGATCCCCATCAGCGTGAGACGTTAGCCAGGCCGTGGCCGGAATTGCATCGCCTGCTGTATCTGCGGTACGGGCCGATTTCCGTAGTCCATAAGACAGGGAGAGCGTCGTGACGCGTGAGGGCCTCTCGGGACTGATGGACGTGCAACTGCTGGCCCTGTGCGCCTGGGGGGAGGCCCGGGGCGAGCCAGTGCAGGGGCAGCTCGGCGTAATGTGGGTCATCCGCAATCGCGTGCACGATCGACAGGGGCGGTATGGACGAGGATACGCGGGGGTCATCCTCCGGCCGTTGCAGTTTTCGTGCATGAATGCCGACGATCCCAACCTGGCGAAGATTCTTCTCTTGGCGGACCGGTTGGAGGATGCCACAGGGAAACAGGAGCAGCCGCTGACGCAGTTGATCTATCTCGGCCACGGGGTCCTGATGGGGGACCTCGTCGATAACACGTGGTCAAGTAACCATTACCACTCGACGGGGATCCCCCGTCCGTCCTGGACCGGGACCCTGCAGGCAACATGCGTGCTCGGTGGCCACGCCTTCTACCGGCTCTGAGGAACCGTCGGGAGCTCTGGGTGGAATGGGTGCGCAGATGCCCTCGGTGCGGGTCCCTCTTGCGCAAGAAGGATCCGACGGAAGTGATCACCTGCGGCTGTGGCTGGCGCTGGGGCGATAACATCGGGAAAGGCCGGTCGTAAACAACCACGGGCTCACGCCCGTGGCCTTGCAGAGACCTGCGAGGCAGGTTCCGCGTGCGGTCGGTTTACGGCGACCCTGCGGATGCACTCCGCAGCGACCCAATCGGCGAGTCCAGCGAACCCGCACGATTGGCAGGAGAAGAGCGCTTGCGACTTCCGATTCGCTTTATCCACGGACCCGCAGGCCGGGCACGTCCGGCTGGTGTTCTTCGGATCCACGAAGATCACGGGAACACCCGCCAGCCGTCCCTTGTAGTTGACGAAGGCCCCCAGTTGCCCGAAAGCCCAGCTATGCAATGTCGCCCGCTGGCCGCGACGAACCGTGAGCCGGTCGCGGATGCCCGTCAAATCCTCCAAGGCAAGCGCGCGTCCGGTGCCTTTCGCGGTGGCGACAAGGGCCTTGCTAATGCAGTGATTGGTATGGGTGGCAAATCGCTGTTCCTTGCGGGATCGCTTCCTGAGCAGCCGTTTCGCGGCCGTGGTGCCTTTCCTCTGAAGCCGCTGGCGCAGTCTCCGGTGCCGGTGTCGGACGCTATTCAGGGTCTCGGAGGAGTGGACCCGCCCATCCGAGTCCACGGCGATGTTTGTTATACCAAAATCCACGCCGAGCGCGTCGCGGAAATCTCCCGGCTCTGGTTCCTGGACTTCGCAGGTTGCCAGCAAGAGGAAGTGTTTCCCGGTCTGCACCAGGTCCGTTTCTCCCAGACGAGTCTGGAGCAGTGCTCGCTGCCTGGCACCGCAGGTGAAAGGAATCCATTGGCGCCCATCCACGGTCCAGATGGAGACGCGGCTTCTGGCAAGGTCCCACCGGAGGATGCGGTCGTCATAGGCGATCCCGGCGGTGGGTCGGAACCTCCGCAGTCCCTTGCGATCCAGCTTGTAGGCATCGGCGACTTTGGCGATCACCCGGACGGCCATCTGCGCGGTCAGAGCGAACCGCTCCCGAATCGCCCGGTAGCAGAGGTGGTGCAGGCGGTACTGGCCGAAGATCTTCGTCTCCCAGGCGTGCCGACTGACGAAGGTACACGCGGCATTCGCCACGTCGAGCGTGCGACGCAGGGTGGCGCGCTGGTGGGCGGTCGGAAGCAGTTTGACCTGGGCAATCAGTTTCATGGGTCAAGTATAGATGTGCCAGTCTCCCAGTCAAGCACAATCGGCGCTCCTCCCCGCCCTGACGGACGAGGTCTCCGCGCCGGGAGGACCTGATGAGTCTCTGCTTCGTAGCACCAACGCACTGGACCGCGCCCGATGTGTGCTGGGCCATCGGACACACCTGGCGCCTGTGGTTTGGCCTGGTCGCATCCTGCGACCGCTGCTGGGCCACCGTCCTGTTGGGCGGCGGCTAAAGGAGATGCGATGGGGACCTTCAACACGATGCTGGCGAACTACTGGACCACCCTGACCGGCTTCCTGAGTGGCTTCTTCTACTATGTGGCCACGAATGGGGCGACATTCCCAACGACGAAGGCGGAATGGATCAACCTTTTCGTCGCGGCGTCGTTTGCCGCCCTAGGGCTGACTGCCAAAAGTGCCACGACCGGCAGTAAGCCGTAGGAGGAGGGGCGGTGGTGTCCAGTGCCTATGGCTGGGCGGTCATCGTTCTGGCGCTCATTGGCTTCGTTGTCTGGATCCGCTGGGCGATCCGGCGAGGGACCTTGGCCGAGGCCCAGGCGGAGCGGGAGACGCAGATTCGGCTGGATGCCCAGCGAAAGGCGGACGAGCATGCACGGACTGCTGAGGTGGAGCGGCGTGATCTGCCTCGTGGCGTTGGGGGGCCTCGGGTGCGCGAGGGTCCTCGGAAGCTCGGCGGTCCGCCACCCGATCCCGGCGGCGCTTGAGTGGCCTGCGTTTGATGTCTTTCGGTCCGGGGGCGTGAGCGAGTGGAGCCTGCCGACGGAGACGGCGCAGACTGCGAAGGCCAGAGAGCTGTGGACGCAAGGGGCCGTCGACCTGCGGGATGCCTTTTGGCAACGGGTTTTGCGGGATCGGTGTGCCGCCCGGGAAGCCCTGCAGATCGCCAATGGGGACCGTCCGGAGGCCGATCCCGTCTGTCGCCCGGCTGAGCGGGTGCCATAGCGTCGATGGTGAAGTGCTGCCAGTTCTGCGGGGGAGAGTTGCGGCTCCCGACCGATCTCTTGGCCACGCCGCTCTCCCGCGTCTGCGCCATTTGTGGTCGCCTGACCGAGATCCCCGACGACCCCTGGCGGTACGGCGATGCGCAGGGGGAGTCGCCTTTGCTGCAGCGCCCGAGGGACTCATGTCCGCCCGGCATGCCCTAGTCCTCGCGGCCGCGATCGCCTCGGCCCCGCTGCATCCTCAGTTGCCAGTGCCCAGCGATGACGGCTCACTGGGTCCGGTGGCGTGCGGGATGCGGTACCGCAACTGTCTGTGCCGGTACGTCGATGCGCAGGGCTGGCGGTGCACGGGCTTCGTGATGCGACCAGCCAGCGAGGAGCCTCCGAAGTTTCAGGATCTGGAGCCCTCCCGGCCGCCCGAACCCTCCGAGTCGAGTCCGTGAGCAGCGGAGCAAAACGGGCGGGCTCCGACCGCGTCGAGGGTGTCCCGCTGCGGCGCAAGCCCTACGGCACCTACAAGGAATTCCGGCGGAAGGACTATCTGCCAGCCGAGTTCCAGGTCCGGCGCTTCCTGGAGGAGGTCGCCTACACGGGGGACCTCCAACTCTCGTATCGGGCCCAGTGGCTCCTGGCGCGATTCTGGCGGGCCGTTCTCCCCGAGGCGGCGAAACGGCTGACCAGGGCGATGCGACACGATTTGAAGGGGTGGGTGGCTGGATCGAGTATCGAGGACGGAGAGGGTCCCCCGAGGCCATCTCCCGGGCGATGAGATCGTACCCGTGCTGCCGTTCCCTCGGGGGGGCACCGCATGGGCGGCAGCACACCTTTCGACGGTGGCGCCGCCCCACCGATAACGATCTCAGGCGGCACCACCAATTCTCGGTACGATCCTGGGTCGCTACGCTAGGCTGGTCCGGCCTCTCCCCCGTCAAACAGGCGGATCGCCTTCTGCCAATCACGCCGGCTCGTGTAACGCTGTGATTTGCCTCGCGCCATACGCCACATAAAAACGTTGTAGAAAACCCTTGACTTTCTCAAAGGTCTCTATATACTTTCCATCGTAACCTTAACCCGACCTAACCTGGATGCCTACCATGAAGCGCACAAAAGAGCAAGAGCGAATCGCGCTGTCGGTTCGTCGGTTGAAGGCGATGCGGGCCGCCAAGATCAGCAAGGCCGAACTCGCCCGCCTCGCAGGCGTCACCTGGACGATGGCCTACCTCTGGTGCCGGGGCCTCCGCACGAGTGCGAATCTCCAGCGGGCTTTTGAAAAGTTGGTCCACGATGGTAAGCAGCCAGGGTGAGGCGGAGAATGGCACGGAGACACCAGAAAGACCCGGTGACTGGATGAGCATGCGCTGTTCCGTCTGCGGAGGCTCCCTCCCGCTGGACCGGGGCACCGAGAACTTCCCCGGGAAGGCGCCGAAACTCTGTGGCGAGCGGTGCCTGCGTGTCGCTGTCGAAACCTACTGGCGGCGGTTCGGCATGGATGCGGTGGGCACCTTCCAAGACTACGGCAATGGCCTACGCTATCGGTTACTCCGAATCGTGCCGATTGAGAGGGAGACGTGACGTACAGGGAAGCCCTTATGGTCGGCCTTCAACAGGCCAAGGCGACGTACTTCAAGCCGGCCACACTCGAAGATGGTCAGAGAGCCTTGGCTTTGCTCGCTGCTCAACGGAAGGCCCAGATGGCCAACCAGGCCGTCTATGCGGCCCTGATTAACTCTTGGAGAGATGAGGCACTTGGCAGGATAGACGACGAAGTGTTCTCCCTTCTCGATAAGTACGGCCTGCTAGAGTAGGGGAGGCCATGACCCCTCCCCTCCTCACCGTCTCCGAGGTCGCCCAGGCCCTGCAGGTGAGCCCAAGAACGGTCCGGCGCCTGGTGGCCCTGCGGAAGATCGAGACGGTCCGCCCCGCCGGTCTCAAGGTGGTGCGCATCACGCGGGCCGAGGTGGAGCGGGTGATTGCGGAGGGGGTGCAGCCGACGGCGCGGTATTGGAAGGAGAGAAGGCGGGCATGATGAGCATCGCGCTTCTGGAAATCGGGTCGCGGTCGTGGTCGGGGTCGCGGTCGGGGTCGGGGTCGCGGTAGTGGTCGGGGGCGCGGTCGTGGTCGGGGTCGGGGGCGGGGTCGGGGTTGGGGGCGAGGCAGAGGGCGCCGGGGCGG